CTATTACTGGTTACGCAACTGGCAATACATATAAAGTTTCTGCCGTTACTGGTACTTCACCATCAGTAACTGGTTTCACACTAACTACTGAAGCAGCTGTTGCAATTGTTACTACTGCTGGTACTTTAGTTGGTTTGACATATACAACTGAAACAGTTATCGATATTTCTGGTACTGGTAACAATGCTCAGTACTTTGAAATTCAAGCAACTGCTGATCAAGCTACTGCAACGGCATCATTGGGTTCTGGTGCTGGTGGTACTACTTTGACGCATGCTGGTTGGGTACGTCGCACTGTTGGTACTGGTGGTCGTGCTGGTCGTATCAATCAAGAAGTCTTGGTAGCCATGGGTTCAATGACTGGCGATCAGGCTGACGATATCCAATATCCAGACGCTTAATAAATAAGTGACGAGAGGAAATTATTCCTCTCTCTTTACAATGGAATATTATGTTAGAGAAGTTGACCGAAAGTAATTTTTTACTATATGCAATGCACAACTATGACAATCCACAGTGTCATAGTCTAGATGAGTTTCAAGAAGATTTAAAAAAGTTTTTATATCTGAAAAAACTCATCTCTCGTTATAAGAAAGATAATGAGTTGAGGGAAAGATTAATCCTCAACCACATTATCGTTCTGTATAATGTTTTCGGTGATGCAACAACTAATATGTTATTCTATAAGATAGATGAACAAAGTTGGGATGTTTTAGTAACATTTTTGGTGTATCTAGAACGTATGCCAGAAGAGTTACCAAATTATGCTATAAAATTATCTAACATAAAGTTAGATGAAATAATAATTGCCAGTTTAAGGAAAATATGAGTCGTCTCATAGACAATCTGATCGCTTATAAAATACTAAGCAAACTGATTCAACCATTTGATAGCACACCTGCATTCAAATTAGGAATTATTGATGCGCATGGCAAGAATTTAATTAAACCATCTCAGTTTCACACATCGGTTCAGCAAGATGCTTATACATATCTTGATCGTTTAGTTTTCAATATGAAAAAAATTATTAATCGTCTTCCAGGTGGTGAGAGTAGATTGAAAAGTATGGTTGCTGCATTGTTTCTTATTAAAGAATATCATGAACATAAAGGTAGTATTCCTTTAATGGAAACAAAATTCCTTAAAATTCTTGAGAAGATGAATAAAGAAAATGTTTGTTTAGTCGAAGAAGAGATTGTAACAGTTAGATTTTTTGAAGGTAAACTCAATGAAGATGGTGTAGTTACAACTGGACCAGCCAATGTGACTGGTTCTGCAGTTTCAACAGACAAGCCAAAGATTATGCCAAAAGACATTAAGAAGTACCAAAAGATGAACCGCAGACCAGCACCTTTATCGGTAGGTACTACAAGTGTGGCTTCTTAGTTTCATACCCGATTCGATATTACATTTAGCAGTACTGGGAATTTTATTTTCTGGTATTGCTTTTTACATTTGTAGTTTTTTTGTTAAATTTATTCCACCATTCATTCCATATGCTGGTGGAATAAGAGTATTTGGAACTGTATTATTGATAGCTGGCGTATACTTTTATGGCAGTTATGATACAGAAATGTCATGGAGAACGAAAGTAGAAGAGGTTCAGGCTAAAGTTACCAAGGCTGAAGCCGAATCTAAAGTGTATAATAATAAACTTACAGAAGAACGTAAGAAGAAACAAAAGGTTCGTGTTGAGTATTATACAACTGTGAAAGAACGAATTAAAGAAGTAGAAAAACAAATTGATGTTAAGTGTGAATTAGATCCTGCGGTTTCGCAAATACATAACACAGCAGCATCAAACCCAAGTAAAGGAACTAAATGAAAGCAATACTTTTAGTTTCTGTTTTGTTATTGACTGGATGTGCAACAACAGTTCCAGTTACAGTGAAATTTCCTGATGTGCCAAAGGAACTTCTTTCAGCATGTCCTGATTTAAATAAGGTCGATTCGACCACCACAAAACTAAGTGATATTTTGGATGTTGTTGTAGATAATTATAAAACGTATTATGATTGTAAAGCGAATGTGGACGATTGGATAGAATGGTATAAAACACAAAAGACAATCTTCGAAAGCGTTAAGTAAAATGGCAACACAAAAATTGGACAACGAGAGGATCGCTAAATTGGAAGCACAAATGGAAGATCTAAAGGTAGACGTAGCCGATGTTAAGTCAGACATCAAAGAACTACATTCAAGAATCACAACGACCACTCGTGAGATTACTGATCACATCGATGCAAAGATTGATGCGCTTGCAAAAGATGACAAAGCCCAGCATGATGTTATGTCAAAGAAAATTGATGGAATTAAAGATCGTGTAGATCTATTAGAAAAATGGCGTTATATGATTGTTGGTGGTGCAATTGCACTTGGTTATCTGATGGCTCACACAGAAGTGTTTACTAAATTCTTTAAATAAAATTTGCTTTGCAATACATTTTAGGGTATAATAGCTCTAAAGTGGAGTTATTATGTTATACATTGATGCAAAATATGCTAGTATCGTAGGATCACGTCTACGAAACTTTAAGCAAAAGAAAGATTATCTTTGGAACTATTCCTGCCCTGTTTGTGGAGATAGTTCTAAGAACAAACTAAAGGCACGTGGCTTTATCTACAAAGCCAAGAATGATTTATTCGTTAAGTGTCACAACTGTGGTTATGGTACTAATCTTGGTAACTTTATCAAGTATGTTGACTCTCAACTTTATGATGAATATGTTTTGGAGCGTTATAAATCTGGCGCATCAAAATACAATGATCACAAAGACATTGCTGAAACCAATGTTGTCCTTACTCAAAGCAAACTTCTTGAAGATGATATATTGGATGGTCTAAAGAGATTAGACATCCTTGACGACGATCACCCTGCAGTTCAATATTTAATCGATCGAAAGATCCCACAAGATAAATGGGATCTTTTGTATTTTGCTCCGAAGTTTAAAGCGTATACAAACAATGTTACTCCAAAATTTGCAGAGCCAATTCAGGATGACCATCCTAGAATGATTATTCCTTTCTTCACACCTGCAGGCAAATGTTTTGCTTATCAAGGCAGATCCTACGGTAAAGAAGAACCTAAGTATTATACCATTAAAGTCGATGAGACACAGGAGAAAATTTATGGAATCGATCGTGTTGATTATAGTAAACGCATATACGTGGTTGAGGGACCAATTGATTCCTTATTTCTCCCGAATTGCATTGCTGTGTCAGGAGCAAGTTTTGATACCCCTACTATTCGTCAGTTATTGGTTAACGCAACGATTATAATGGACAATGAACCACGTAATAAAGAAATAGTAAAACAACTTGACAAATATATTGAATTAGGGTATAATGTTTGTATGTTTCCAGATAGTGTAAAAGAAAAAGACATTAATGAAATGATTCTTGCTGGTCGTTCATCTTATGAAATCCTAGAACTGATAAATACGAATACCACTTCGGGAATTGAGGCAAAATTGAAATTTAGTAATTGGAAGAAAATATGAAAGTGAAGTTGATCAGTAGCAGTAAACCATCCCGAGAACTTATTAGCGAAGGTTTATATGATGCGCAGGAGTTAATTGCTTTCTGTGCACGTGTTAGTAATCCAAGCAATCAACTCAACACAGAGACATCAGAGAAGTTAATTAAATACCTAGTCAAGAATAAACATTGGTCACCTTTAGAGATGGTTAGTGTTTGTCTTGAAATCGAAACGACTCGTGATATAGCAAGGCAAATCTTACGTCATCGTTCATTTTCATTCCAAGAATTTAGTCAGCGATATGCTGACCCAACAAAAGATCTTTCATTCGAGTATAAAGAAGCACGAAGACAAGATAATAAAAATAGACAGAACAGTACAGAATTGGATTTAAATGTTGATGATGATCGTAGACTTGCATATCAATGGGAAAATATGCAACGAAATATTATCGAGAACGCAAAACAGACATATGAATGGGCGATCAGTATGGGTATTGCTAAAGAACAAGCAAGAGCCGTATTACCAGAGGGACTTACAGTTTCTCGTCTGTATATGAATGGAACATTACGTAGCTGGATACATTTCATTGAATTACGAAGTGCCAATGGCACTCAAAAAGAACACCAATTGGTAGCACTTGAATGTGCAAAAATTATTGCCGAAGTATTTCCTTTGGCTGAAGAATTAGTAAAAGAATAACTGGAGTAAGTATGCAAGAGATTGTGCATGGGATAAGGGTAGATTACACACGAGATAATTTGTTTGACGAACTAGGAAAGATAAGATTACGAGAAAGTTATATGCAAGATGAAGAAGTAAGCCCACAAGAAAGGTTTGCTTTTGTTTCAAAATCATTTGGCTCCAACCCAGAACATGCGCAACGACTATATGAATATTCCTCTAATCATTGGCTCTCTTATTCTACTCCCATTCTTTCTTTTGGTCGCAGTAAGCGTGGTTTGCCTATATCATGTTTCCTTAATTATATTGAAGATACAGCAGAAGGTTTAGTTGATAACTTATCTGAAACAAATTGGCTCTCGATGTTGGGAGGCGGTGTCGGCATTGGGTTCGGTATTCGCAGTGCTGATGATAAGTCTACTGGTGTTATGCCTCATCTTAAAATGTACGATGCTTCTTCTTTGGCTTATCGTCAAGGTAGGACTCGCAGAGGAAGTTATGCTGCTTACCTTGACATTTCTCATCCTGATCTTATTAATTTTCTTGAGATGAGAAAGCCAACTGGCGATCAAAACATGCGTTGTTTAAATCTACACCATGGCTTGAATATTCCAGATTCCTTTATGGAAATCATCGAAAGATGTATGCTTGATCCAGAAGCAGATGACTCTTGGGATTTAGTTGATCCGCATTCAAAAGAAGTTCGTGAAACAGTTTCAGCGAAAGAATTGTGGCAACGTGTTCTTGAGATGAGAATGATGACTGGTGAACCATACCTACACTTTATCGATGAATCAAATCGTCAAATGCCAAAGTGGTTAAAAGATCAAGGATTGCGTATTAATCAATCTAATCTTTGTTCTGAAATTATTTTACCAACTAATGAAGAAAGAACTGCTGTATGTTGTTTATCATCTTTAAATTTAGAGTACTATGATGAGTGGAAAGACCATCCTACTTTCCTTCGTGATATTGCTGAAATGCTTGACAATGTTCTTCAGTATTTTATTGATAATGCACCTTCCGCCATTGAACGTGCAAGGTATAGTGCCAGTCGTGAGCGCAGTATTGGTATCGGTGCTTTGGGTTGGCATGCTTATCTACAACGAAATAACTTGCCATGGGAATCTTCCCAAGCAGTCGGAAGAAACAAACAAATCTTTAGGACTATCAGAGAGAAATTAAATGAAGCAAATTTACAACTGGGTACAGAGCGTGGAGAAGCACCAGATGCTGTTGGCACTGGACTTCGCTTTAGTCATCTTATGGCTATTGCTCCCAATGCTTCTTCTTCCATTCTTATGGGCAATACTAGTCCTAGCATTGAACCTTATCGTGCCAATGCGTATAGACAAGATACTCTCTCGGGTTCTCACCTGAATAAGAATCGTTGGTTAGATAAAGTTATTCAAGATTATTTGTCTAGTGATAGTGGAACAGTATCACAAAATGATTATAACGATATTTGGTCTTCAATTATTGCCAATGATGGATCTGTTCAACACTTGACCTGGATGGATGAATGGACAAAAGATGTATTCAAGACTTCAATGGAGATTGACCAGCGTTGGGTAATTCAGCATGCTGCAGATCGTCAAGAATATATTGACCAAGCACAATCATTGAATGTTTTCTTTAGACCAGACAGTAATATCAAATACATTCATGCTGTTCACTTTATGGCATGGAAATTAAAATTGAAAACGATGTATTACTGTCGTAGCGATAAAATCGCAAAGGCAGATAAAGTATCAAAACGTATTGAACGTGAAGTTATTAAAGAAATCGATCTTATTGCCATGGCTGCAGGTAATGAGTGTTTAGCATGCGAGGGATAATACCTCAAATTGGTGATATAGAATAGGATTTGTATTAAAAAACAAGGAATAGAATGTTAGCAAAAACTAAAACAAGACTTACAGATCAACGTAATTATTTTAAACCATTCAACTATCCATGGGCATATGATGCATGGTTGAAACACGAACAAGCACATTGGCTTCATTCAGAAGTACCGATGGCTGAAGATGTAAAAGACTGGAAAAAAAGGTTAACCAATGAAGAAAAACAATTTCTCACCAATATCTTTCGTTTCTTTACTCAAGGAGATATTGATGTTGCGGGTGGCTATGTTAATAATTATCTACCTTACTTTCCGCAGCCAGAAATACGAATGATGCTAATGGGATTTGCGGCACGTGAAGCATTACACATTGCTGCATATTCTCATCTGATTGAAACTCTTGGTCTTCCAGAATCTACTTACAATCAGTTTCTTGAGTATCAGGAAATGAAAGATAAACATGATTATGTAACAGATCTATCAAGTAAGAATGGTACTTTAGAGTCAACTGCAACCCACATTGCCGTGTTCAGTGCTTTCACTGAAGGGATGCAGTTGTTCTCTTCATTTATTATGTTACTTAACTTTCCTCGCCATGGTCTTATGAAAGGTATGGGGCAGATTGTTACTTGGTCTATTGTTGATGAAACAATGCATGCTGAATCAATGATTCGTCTATTCAAAGAATTTATCAAAGAAAACAATGAAATTTGGAATGATGAATTGAAAGGTAAAATTTATACAATCGCTGAAAAGATGGTTGAACTTGAAGATAAATTTATTGATTTATCTTTTGCAAACGCTGATATGAGAGAGTTAACTGCAGAAGATGTTAAAAAGTATATTCGTTATATTGCTGATCGCAGATTGATCAGTCTTGGTATGAAAGGTATTTTTAAAGTTAAAAAGAATCCTCTTCCATGGGTCGAAGAAATGATTAATGCACCAGTGCATGGTAACTTCTTTGAGAATAGAGTTACCGATTATGCTAAAGGTGCATTAGGTGGTTCATGGAGTGATGTTTGGGCAAAGGCATCATAATGGTTACCAAAGTATTTGAGTGCGAGCACTGTGGTTCTCATGGAAAGATCGTTATTAAAGGCGACGATCAAAGGTATGAGGATATAGTATATTGTCCAATTTGTTCAGGTGATATATACGAAGAAGAGGACTTCGAAGAAGAGGAATAAATAGTTCAGTGTCACACTGGATTATTTAAATGTGGATTTTTGAAAACGAAGTTATTGAACAACTGCCTGAAGATTGTATAGGATTCGTGTATTTGATCACATCCAATCTTACAGGCAGAAAATATATTGGTAAGAAATTGGCGAAGTTTTCAAAAACTACATATAAGACAGTTAAGTTAAAGAACGGCACAAAGAAGAAAAAAAAGATCAGAAGTAAAATAGATTCTGATTGGATGGAATATTATGGATCAAGCATTGAATTAAATAAAGATGTTGAGACCTACGGAAAAGAAAACTTTACTAGGGAAATTTTATATTTTTGCAAATCTAAAGCTGAATGTAGTTATATTGAAGCCAGAGAACAATTTTCAAGGAGAGTATTAGAATCAACTGAATACTATAATGGACAAATATCTGTTCGTGTTCATGGTTCTCATATTATAAACAAATTATGACATATCTACTATTCGCTTGCGCACTGTCTTTATCTTCAGTTGCCGCATACTATTCTATTATGGGTCTTGTTGCTATTTTTGCATCGGCACCCATCCCGATCTTTATCATGGGCAGTCTGCTTGAAGCATCTAAATTGGTAGTTGCTTCATGGTTGTATCGTTCATGGAAAGAAGTACCAATGCTAATGAAATCTTATTTCACAATGGCTCTGGTAGTTTTGATGATACTCACCTCAATGGGTATTTTTGGTTATCTATCGAAAGCGCATTTAGATCAGGCAATCCCGTCTGGAGATGTTGCTGCGAAATTATCACTCATTGATGAGAAAATTAAAACCGAAAAGGAGAACTTAAATGCCAGCCGTAAAGAACTTAATCAATTGGATGTTCAAGTCGATCAAACCATCAGTCGAACCACCGAAGCCAGTGGAGCAGAGCGAGCCATTGCCATCCGCAGAGGTCAGCAAAGAGATCGTGCCAGAATCCTTACCGAAATCGGAACCACGCAAACCAAGATCGCCAAACTCAACGAAGAACGTGCGCCAATCGCCAGCGAAGTCCGTAAAGTCGAAGCCGAAGTCGGTCCAATAAAATATATTGCAGCATTGCTATATGGAGATAACCCAGAAACGGATGTTCTAGAAAAAGCAGTTCGCTGGGTTATCATTATGATTGTTATGGTATTTGATCCATTGGCAGTTTTAATGTTAGTTGCTGGAAACTGGCAGTTAAAACAAATCAAAGTAGAACCAGAATACATACCTACCATAAAAGAGTTAGATACAGATGTTGTTGAAAAACCAACTGAAGAAGAAAATATTGTTACACCAATTGTTTCAGAAAATCCTAACATTTCAATTTGGGAAAAGTTTACAGATAAACTGAAAATAAATCAATCTTTCACTAAAACTGCAGATCCAATACCAGAAGAAACAAAAAAAATCATTACAGAATTTTTTCAAAAAGAAGAAGCGAAACTAAAGCCAATTGAGTTCGATTCTGCTGGCAGAAGAATTACTCCATACAGTGAAGAAGAATTAAAAGCGATGGCGAATGCAAAAACCATCGAAATTGAAGTAGAAGACTTGCAAAGACCCCAAAACCCTAAATAGTTTTATAGATTAACTACTATGGAACTAAAATGGAAGCACCAAAACCTCTTTCTCGTTCTGAGAAAGAAGCAAAAATCAAAGATAAGGCTGGCTGGGTAATTACAGTACTTGCTGCATTACTCGCTATCAACACACTTGTTGGTGGAAGTAATTCCAGTAAAATCCTAAACAATACCATTGCAGCGAATGATACTTGGTCGTTTTATCAAGCGAAAAGTATCAAACAAACTGCATATGAGTTAGCAGCACTTCAAACCACAAATAAAGAACTTGCCGTAAAGTGGAAGGCTAAAGCTGATTCTTATGAATCCGATCCAGTATCTGGAGAAGGTAAAAAAGAATTGATGGCTAAAGCAAAGAAACTAGAAGCAGAAAGAGCAGACGCTAAATTGCGTTCACCATGGTATACCTATGCTGGTTCTTTATATCAAATTGCCATTGTTTTATTAACTGCAAGTATTTTAGCAGTTAACATGAGACTATTCTGGGCAAGTATCGTAGTTGGTTCTGTTGCTATTGCTTCAATGGCACAAGCACTTTGGTTGTTGTTGCCTTTGTAATTATGGATATTAAAAATGGCGACAAAGAAACCTGTGGTAAAGACCACACCAGTGAAAAGAACGCCAGCGAAAAAACAGGTTGCGAAAAGACCTGTTAAGAAAATTACTACTCCACCTATAGAATTCAAAAAACCTGATTCTATGGTTGATAAAGCCATCGACCTAGTCAAATGGGTCGATACACCATTTAAATTATTTGAAGTTATCATCCTTGCATGTGTATTCTTTTTTGGATACTTTGCATGGGATTCTCGTCAGGTGATTCTTACATCAATTACAAATAACACACATAAGTCTGCATTACGTGAAGTGCCTGCGTTAGAAAAAATTGCGCAAAGTGTTATGAAAGATTTGGAAGCTGAAACTATTGTTGTTCATAAAGCCAATCTTGTAATTAATAATAGAACTACATTAGTTGCATATGGACCAAAGGGTCGTGAGACTGCCTTTGATGGTTATAATTCTACACTATTCAATAAAGATCCTGTTCGCAATGCTGCTATGATTGCGATGATGAATGGAGAAGTTTATTGCTCTAAACAAGAAGTAACTGGAAAAACTTCTGACTGGGAACGTGCGAATGGTGTAAATTTTGCCTGTTGGGCATCTATCCCACCTGAGATCGGTGAATTCGAAGGTTATATTTCAGTGGGTTTTTCCAAAGAGCCATCTGATCTATCAGTTGTTAAGACCAGAATGAATCTGGCATCTACGGAAATGGCGAAATGAAATGGATAGTAATTTTATTATCATTTCTGAGTGTATCGAGTTTAAGTCAAGAGTGCGATGATTGCATAGGTAAACTTATAAAAACAGATAACAGAACTTGTTCGGTATCTAATTTTTATAATATTGCATATTCAATACATGATCCTGGTTTACGACACCAACAACTATCATTATGGTTGACAACAAATGGAGACAAGTGTGATAGTAAACAACTTGTCTTAATTTGGAATCGTCTTGCTGAATGGGCAGGTGCATCTGACTCAGCTGAATTGCGAGGAAAACTTCTTTATTATTTTTCTAGGGCTGAAGAGCGAGAAAGAAAATAATGGATATTGTAAATTGCCCAATAACATGGGCACCAATTATCCCACCAGATTATGCACCAGTTGACGCCATTCTCGCAACAGTCCACGCTAGGAAGACGCACGCTGATTATGAAGCCACATTAAAACAAGCTAAAGAACAACAAGGATTAAACGATTTTAAGTACGAGTTATATTTAAAAAAAGCGCATGAGAATGACATACGTATGGAAATATTTCAACTCGGTAGTATTGATGTTTATGTTTAAAACATGGATCCATTAACCCTTTTTGCACTTGCCAATGGTGCTGTCGCTGCAGTTAAAAAAGGATGTCAACTTTATAAAGACATCAAAGGTGCTGCTGGCGATGTAAAGGCTGTTCTAAAAGATCTTGATGAACAGTTCGCTGCTAACCATAAAGATAAGCCAGCAACAGTTACACAACGTAATGCTTATATTGAAGAAAAAAATCGTGTAATTGACTTAAATAAAAAACAAGGTGAAACTGCTGGTATCTACCAAGAACTGGCAAATTACCTTGGAGATTTCTTCGATGCTATGAATAAATGCATAACTGTCATCGAAGAAGAAGAGCGTAAAAATCGTGAAGAGATCTACGAAGGTGACGAAAGTCTAGGTCGTCGCGCACTGCAACTTGTTATAATGAAAAAACAACTTGATCAAATGAAAGTCGAGTTGCGAGAAATGATGGTATATCAGGCACCACCAGAACTTGGTGGTCTTTGGACTGATGTGAGTGAGATGATGGATGAAATGGGAGGTCAGCAAAAAAAACTCCTAACTGAAAAAATGCGTAGAGATGAAAGGGAAGCAGAACGCAGACGTAAAAAAATGAAAATGCTTCGAGATGAAGCCATATATGGATTTGTAACACTTTTTACTATGTTATTTTTTGGGTTTATGATTGCATGGGTAGTTGATGACAGAATAAAGAAATATCCACAATATGGAACTGGTTGGATTCCAAAATCTGAAGACCAAAGAAAACGTGAATCTATGCCACCTGTTTATATTGGTCGTTGATTGGAGGGAATAATAATGCATGTATTTGGTGATAACTTAAGAAGCCAAAATGTCATTAATAAAAAAATCTTTAATTACAGCAAGCGTCGCAACGGCAGTTGTAACTGCGGTCGTGCCAGATAATTTTGATTTAAAGATCTCTGTACCGATTACAGTTGAAGCAAATTATGTTAAAAGACATGAAGAAATTGTTTTGCAAAGATGTTCTTTAGTTGAAGAGAAATATGATAAATTGCAGATCTGTAGCTATAAATGTTCATCTACTGTTATACATAAAACTTATCGAAACAATAGTCGTAGTTGCCCACTTGAAATAACAGAGAAGGTAAAACAATCTAAATAGGATACATAATAGGAGATTTTATGAGAAAAATTATTGGGTTGTTTTTGATATTTTTGTCTTTAAATGGTTTTGCTTGGACTCAACGTCCACCACAAGACCCTCAAACTTGTAAGGTTCACGCACCTTATGGTTTTCCGCAAACAGCTGGTATTCAACCAATTTGTCGTCAGGCATATCTTGTTGGTTACGACGCACCAGCTAAATTACCACGATACGTAACTTACGAATTGCTACCGCAAAATGCATTGGGCTGTGTAGCACGTACAAACGCATTTGTAATTGATCAATCAATTCAAAATGGTGCACGTCCAGATGATTACATAGGAACTGGATACGACAAAGGTCATATGAGTCCAGATGGCGATTTATCTTGGGATGTACAAGTAGAGTTTGAATCATTCCTAATGACAAATATGTCACCGCAAGCAGGTTCATTGAATCGTGGTATCTGGAAACTACTGGAGACCTCTGTTCGTGGATGGGTTGTTCAACGTAATCAATCATACACGATTTACGTAGGTGGTGTTTACAATGCTCAAGATAAAACGATTGGCAATGGTGTTGTAGTTCCACATGCCTTCTACAAGATTGTTATCAATAATCAAACCAATGAAGTTGCAGGTTGGATGTTCCCGCATAATCCTCCATATCCAAATCTTGGAAATGATATGACTAAGTTTAGACTTCCAATTGCACAGATTCAATCTGAAGGTGGAGTTAAATACGCATTTCCAGCTAATGCAAAAGAACTGCAACCTGGACAAGAATGGCCAGTTGACTTTGGTGCATTGACCAAAGCAAAACGTGCTAAATGTGGTGCTAACGCCACTGACTAAAAATGAAACTACACAAGTTACGTAAAAAATTATACCGAGCCATTTTTCAACATAATTTAAATGCTGAGAAAAGGGTTTGGTATAAAATTCTTAAAAAATCTGTCAAACATAAACATACAGAGGATATTAGATGAAAAAGTTTTTACTAATAAGCGTATTAGTTCTTTCTGGTTGTTCGATATTATTTCCGATCCCACATGATCCAGTGATGTTTGACTCAATTGTTTCAACTAAAATTGCAGTTGAAAATTTAAAATGTGACAACAAAGACTGGACAGACACACAACAAAAGATTCATCAACTTAAAGTATATACTCAACTGAGGAAAGATCCTCAGGCAGAATCAGTTGCTCAGTTAGAAGAAGCTATTGGTAAAGCCAAGGATACTAAAAATCCTATATTTTGTGAAAGCATTTTAAAAATCAATAAAACCAGAGTCGATGTTATAGTTGACGCATGGAAAGGAAGATAAATGTTAGAACAACTACGAGAAGTGGCAGGAATGGGTGGTCCAGCAGCATCATTGGCAAATGAGTTGTTGGTTCTCAATGAACAATATACTACTGGTAATCTTAACAAAGAAGAATATCAGTATCTAGTTCAACAAATCGGTGAAGTACGTGCGTCACAAGAATTAGCCAGTGATGAGCAGGCATGTAGATTCATTGTTAATGCTGCACAAATGATTTTTATGGTCTGATGAAAAATCTTGCATTGTATGTGCGCCATCCAGAATGTTCTACGGATTGCGCATACGCAATGGTGCATGCTTTATCTTCAGATTATCAAATAAGAATATTTGAAGAAAAGGAATTAGACGATGATTCTTTTTTCGACCACATTGATGTTATTGCTTTTCCTGGTGGAATTGGTGATAGCGACACATATCCTAATTTCTTCACTAGAAGGCGAGCGAATAGAATCGCCAGATTCATATCAGATGGTGGTTGCTATCTTGGTATATGCATGGGTGCTTATTGGGCTGGAAGTAGGTACTTTGACATTCTGGATAATGTAGAACCTACTCAATATATCAAAAGACCTAACGCAGATGTTAAAAGAAGCTACGGAACAGTGGCTTCAGTCACATGGAAAGACCAAAATGAAAAAATGTATTTCTATGATGGGTGTTCTCTGATTGGTGATGAAAGCAAATTTAAAACTGTTGCGAGATATGCCAATGGAGACCCAATGGCAATCATACAAGGAAGAATTGGTCTCATAGGTTGTCATCCAGAAGCACCTTTGTATTGGTATGAAAAGCCATGGCAATACATAAATAAACACTGGAATGGTGGAAGCCACCACCAACTACTACTGAATTTTGTGAACGAACTTACATCCCTCGAGCCAGAGGAAAAAACCCTTTAAAATCAATGACTTAGCAATCCCTTACAATTCGTAGGGTTTTTACAACGTCCGCTTTACTTTAATTGCGAACTGTAGTATAATTCTATTATGATGAATAAAAAGGAGTTAGTTATGAAACAGTTGAATGCCTACATTGCAAAAGCCAACCAGTGGAACGCCATCTTCAAAGGTGAGCAGTACGAGATCCAAACTTCACAGGGTCGCCAGCGTTTGGCAGACCGACTTGACTCTGACCTGAGTCCAGAAAACTTGACCTGTGATGGTGAACTTCCACGAAATGTCGTGCAAGCAAAGTACAAAGAATTGACTACTGTTGCTCGCCAACTCAAACAGTTGGATCCTTCAGTAAAATTTTATGAGTTTGAGTGAGGTCTATATGAAGTACACTGATATCAGCGTTATGAAAGATGGTGTGAAAGTTACTGTATGTGAATATCGTAAACCTCGCAAAACTCAAAAAACATGGTCCAGCGAAGTTGGTCATGCATTTAATTACGTGGGACTTCCTGGTCGTGGAAAAGCCAAAGGTAATTCTACAAAAACAAATCGTTTCTGAGGAGAAAATTATGAGCAGAATGTCTGATATTGATATTGAAATTGTTGAACTACTTGAAGAAGGTTTAAAGCCAACTTCAATCGCTGGTCTCTTACGCATCCCATTGGAAATGGTTTACGATGCGGTTAGTGCGTACGATGAATCATTGGATGAAAATGGTTATGATGAGTCTATGGATGGTGACCATGATAGCGCAATGACATCCGCTGGGTTTGGTACCGATGAAGATTATGGTTATTATGGAGATGAATAAAATGGAAACTGAATTTTATACTGAGTGTGTTTATGACGAACGACATGGTGGACCATATGATCGTGGTTCAGCTGATTCTTACTATGATCGCGATTTTGATCCTCACTACTATATCGCTGGTAGTTATCGTGGTAATCGTATTGAATTGAAGGATATGACCGTAGAAGAGATCGTAGCCTATACTGCAGGTTATCGTGACAATGAAGCAAGTGGCAACAAAAAAGATTGGAGTTAATATGATTGATGATGCAGTATTTGTTCTTTCTGTTGTGGAAGAAATGGGTAGTTGCGAGAGAGAAATCCTCGGAGTATTCAGAGAATATGATGACGCAGTGAAATATAAAAACATTTATATTCGTGAGGCACTTGCAATAGACGATGATGATGTTCCCGATGAAGAACTTGAAGATGAAGCAAGTTATTGTTATGAATTTACAATTGGAAGGTATGTGATAGAATGAATAAGTTTGCAAAAATGAAAGAAATTAATGAAGTGAATCGAGAGATTCTTTTGATTACTCAAGAAGAATGTGCTGAAGTTACACAAGCGATAAGTAAGGTGTTTCGGTTTGGCATGGATGACAGTCATAAAGGTGAAACTAATCGTGAGCATCTTGAAGAAGAGATCGGTGATCTTATGTGTATGATTGATCTTCTTATTGACCATGGAATTGTTTCTGAGTCAGCAGTAATGACTGCAAAGAATGAGAAGTTGAATAAACTAATGACTTGGTCTGGAATTTTTAAGGAGACTGTATGAGCGATATCACTATCCATGGAGTAAGTAAGCGTCAGAAACGTATGCTAAACATTATGTGGAACATCAAGTCTGAAGAAGACTACTTTGAGTGGTACAACTCTTTGGATGAAGAATTGCAAAAAGAAGCAGAGTTGATGCAACGTATGATCATAATGGCAGAGTTGGATAAAGAAGAATTGGATTTAACAGAAGCAAGGAAATTGTTGTCAAAATTTTAATTGACAGAAAAGAGGAAATGATGTATAATAAACCTTTGAAACCTAAAAATCTTGTAGCAAAAGATTTAAGGACTCCTAAGTACCGCATGCGTGTCGTGGAGTCAAAGATTCAGTACATTCGTCAACCTAAACACAAGAAAGGCAACTATGACCAGCTTTAATCGTGAGTATGAATATTTTAAAAGTGGTTTGCTAAAGACCATTACTGTTAAAGAACATCCAGATTTTGACACTGTTGAAATTAGATTCAAACAAAAATTGACTGAAGATGATGGTAGAAATATTATCAACAGTGATAATGTATGGTTCTTTACCAAAGAAGAATTCGAAAGTTTCTTTACACCTATTATTAATGATTTGAAAGCGAAATTTGAAAATGACAACTCTAACCAAACTGAATGAAGATGAAGTACTCAACTCCCTGCGCACTAACCTCGAAGGCGTCCGAGTTCTATTCACCAAAAAAGATGGAACAGAACGAGAAATGCTCTGCACTCTTGTCTCAGCAAATATCCCAACAGAAAGCCAACCAAAAGAGTCAACGCAAAGTTCCAGCGTTGTTGGATCCGCAGTTCGTGTATTCGATCTTGACATAAAAGAATGGCGATCTTTCCGCTGGGACTCAGTAAAATCTGTAAATGGAGTGTTGTATGATTAAAATATTTGATGAACTAAAGATGAGTGGTGGTATGGGAACAGGAATTGCAATAATGTTCTTTGTAGCATTAATTTTAGCACTAGTGGCACTTGGTCCGCTGACTATTATTTGGGCACTGAATACCTTATTTCCCGTGTTAGCGATTCCCTACACACTTGAAACATGGTTGGCTGTTGTTTTGATGCATGGTTTCTGCCATACTGTTCTAACCTTCAAAAAATAACCCTACAATGTGCAGGGTTATCGCTTTACTTTTATTCAGTTTTAAGGTATAATAAATTATATTATGGAGGTTTAACCTATGGCTATGAATACTGCAAAACGTAAACAAGCGATTGCTCGTGCTCAGCAAAGTGCACTTGGATCAGAGTTTGTTTTATCTGAAGCAAACTACACACGTGATTTGATCCTTGCATTAAATTACTACAACATGAATCATGACGACAAAGAAAAGAAAAAATGGTTCATCAGTCACATAGCGCAAGTTGACAAAAAATTGGCAGTTGCGTTATTGCGAGTCGATGAGTACCACTTTCGTCATGCTGGAATTCTTGCACGATTGATGGATGGTGGTTCAGTCCTCAATGAGAAAGAAGCCAACTATTTTTCTGAGCGTATAGAGTTTCTCAAATCCCAAACACAAAAGCGTCAAAAATCTGAGGATAAGCAAGCCGAGAAAGATGCTGACGCAGAAACTGCTAAACTCGCAACTAATGTTATATCGATTCAGCAACGCATGGAAGATAAAGCCCATGAGTATGCTGGAGAAATTGAAGGTGCTATTGATGACTTTGTTCTTGCTGGTTGTAAGAGTGATTTCTCTACCAAGAATTACTTACTTGCTAATCAAGTGGCTGGACCCATTGCTAAACGCATTGGAGAACTATTTGTGGGTACTGCCAAAGAACTTCGTGAAGCGATTGATGGAGATGATGCGCAACTGGTAGAAGGTTACTCACACTTCAACAAACGTGAACTAAAACGATTTGCTGAGTTTGTTGAGACTATCATTGCAGACTGTCAGCAAATGGTTCAAACTGCCAAGGCTAATCGTGCTCCACGCAAACGTAAAGAAGTATCACCTACTAAGTTGGTATCTAAGATGAAGTTTATGCGTGAGTTTGCAGAGTTGAGTTTAAAGTCTATCAAGCCAGATACCATTATCGGTTCAAGTGAATTGTGGTTCTATAACACAAAGTATCGTAAAGTTGGTGTATACAAAGCCATCGGTGATACTTTATCAGTAAAGGGAACATCTATCATTGGTTTTGATGTAAAAGAATCAAAGGTATTTACGCTACGTAAGCCAGAAGAATTCTTTAAAGGTCTTGCGATGGGCAAACGTGCATTAAATAATGCAATGAAGACTTTGACGACTAAACCATCAGCTCCAAATGGACGTATTAATGAAGAAATTATTTTGATTGGAGCATTTTAATGAACAGAGGAATAACAATACCTTTCGAAGTTGCCGATGAGATTGTGCTGGCTACTTTAAAACAACAACTCCAGTATCTAGAGAAAGAAGTTAAAGATCATGTAGAGACAGGTAGTTGGATGCATCCTGAAGACTATCATAACTCTATGACTAAGTTAATTCCTTCTTTAAAAATAGTGATTGATTACTTTGGTGGAAATTTAGAATGATTTTAATTGATTATAGTCAGGTGGCTTTGTCCGCCATCTTGACTTTCCAACGTGAACTAAAGGGTACTGAGTCAGAAGTTAAAAATCTGATTCGGCACGTAACTTTGTCTACACTCAAATCATATAAAAAGAAATATGGTAAAGAGTATGGTGATATTGTTATTTGTTGCGATGGACGTAAGTACTGGCGTAGAGAATACTACCAGCACTACAAAGCAGGTCGTAAGAAAGCACGTGAAGCATCTGATCTTGATTGGGGTTTGATCTTTGATACACTGTCAGAAATGCGTGAAGACATTGCCAAGAATTTTCCATATAAAGTGTTACACATTGAACGATGTGAAGCAGATGACATCATTGCTGCATTGAGTAAGTATGCACAAGAAAATGAATTGATAATGGAAGGTCTGGAAGAAACTTCACAGAAGATTTTGATTGTTTCATCTGATAATGACTTCAAGCAATTACAGTTGTATCCAAAAGTAAAGCAATGGTCTCCGATGCAAAAGAAATATGTTAATGCAACTCAACGAGAAATTATTGAGTATAAGATTGAACATATTGTTAAAGGTGATGCTGGCGATGGTATACCAAACATTCTGAGTAAGGATGATGTATTTGTTTCTGGAGAAAGACAGAAACCTATGTCAGCGAAACGACTGAAAGAGTTTATTGATAATGGATTCATTGCATGCAAAACTGATGATGAACGTCGTAACTGGCAACGTAACATAACGCTGGTTGACTTTGATCATATTCCAGATGATGTTCGTCAAGAGATTGTTACAACGTATATAAATACTAAACCAACAGGGGACAAAATGGCAATTATGAATTATTTGATTGCCAACAAATGTCGTTTATTACTTGACGAACTAGAGGATTTTTGATGAGAAAATATATTACACAGATGTTAGATGATATCAATGGTGATCCAAAGATGATTGAACAATACAAAAGTGATGGTGCTTTGCGTTTGATTTTTGAACATGCGTTTGATCCAGAGAAGAAAATGATTCTTCCTGAAGGAGAACCACCATTTAAACCATCAGCTGAACCATTGGGAATGACGCCAACTAATTTGTTTAGCGAGTTGCGTCGTCTCTATGTTTTCTGTCGTGCAGATTTAAAACCTTTGAAAAGAGAAAGTCTGTTTATATCATTGCTAGAAGGTGTTCATCCAACTGAAGCAAAGATGTTGATTGCAGTAAAAGATCAAGAGTTGCATAAACTCTATCCAAAGATCACGCATAAACTTGTATACGAGTCTGGCTTTGTTGCAAATGCACCTGTAAAGAAGGTTGCAACAAAAAAATCCGTGGCTGGAGCGACGCAGTAATGAAACTGAGGGTCGCCCAGCCTTGGTGGCAGAGGGTAATAAATCGCTTTACTTTAATTCATAAATAGTGTATAATTAGTTATGGAAACGAAAAAGGAAAGTACCATGAAGAAACTTATTGCAAGTCTAATCGTTGCTGGTTCAGTTATTGCGGTTCCAGCACAGGCTCAACATTATCAACATCACCATGGCTATCGCTGGGGTGGTGGTAGTTGGGTTGCCCCAGCAATTATCGGTGGTGTTATTGGGTATGAATTGAATCGTCCAAGATACGATCCATATTATTATCCACCACAGCAAGTTATTATTCAGCAACCACCTGTGATTTATCAGCAACCACAAGTGATTTATGGAGCACCAACTCAGGCTCCAGTAATGTCAATGCCTGGACAGGTATGTGAATTAAAGAGTGAGATGATTAATGGTCAGGTAGTAACAGGAAACTTCTGCTACCAAAAATAAATTGTTTTTTTATAATGGAGTTATATTATGCCAAATTGGTGCGACAATAGTGTCCGACTAACACATTCGGATAAATCAAAAATCGATGCATTGGAAGCTGTTCTTCAATCTGAAGATAAGCAAGTCTTTCAACATCTGCGTCCTAGTTCCACTGGTGAATGGGAATATGATTGGTCAGTAACCAACTGGGGAACCAAATGGGAGATGTCTGTAATCGATTGGGATCGTTCAGAAGATAACACGATTTGGATTTCATTTGAAACTGCATGGGCACCACCACTTGCACTTTATGAATTTCTTCATAGCGAGGAATGGGAAATTGAAGGTTTCTACCATGAGCCAGGAATGACATTCTGTGGTTGTTATAAAGATGGTTATGATGATTACTATGAATATGATATTAGCGATCTTGAATCGTTGGAATCAATTCCAAGTGATATTGAAGAATTCGCTGGTTTGATCGACTATCATCATGATCACATAGCCGATCAAGAAGCAGAAGCAGAATGGGAAGCAGAAGAAGCCAAGAAAACTGAATGGTATCCTGCTGATGTAAACCCTTATCATATGGGTCGTTATGAAGCCAAAGATCCTAAGATTCCTAATTGGCCATTTCCTGAGTATGCAAATTGGGATGGAAAGAAATGGATAAATGATGAAGGTAAGAAAATCAAAGTTGCATCATGGCGTGGCTTAAAAGAAGAGCCACTAATTGATTGAGAATGTTATGAGCAATTTAATTATTGGATTTGTAATGGGGTTGGTCGTTGCTACTGTAGGATTTAGCAATCTTGCTAGTTTTGCAGATAAACAGGTCAACAATGCGAAAGTGATTATTAAGGAGAATGTGAAATGAAACGAAGTATATTGGCAGTTGCTGTTCTTGGATTATTTGTTACTGGATGTTCTTCCTTTGGAAGTAAGTCTCCAGAACCAGTGGTCAAAGTCGAGAATAAACTCGAACAGAAACCAGACGTAAAGAAAGCAGAAGCAGAATTCTTGGAAACTGCTGGCACAGTCCAGATACAGTTTTCAGATGAAGGTGAGTGGCTTGTTCTAAAGACATCTGGCACAGCACCTATCAACTTCAACCATGCTCAAGGAAGAGAAGAAGCATTCCTTCTAGCCACTATGCGTGCTAAACGTAACCTAATAGAATTTCTCAACAACGATGTTAAGTCTGGTAAAGTTGCAGAGAATTTAACCAAGTCTGCACTACAAGATTTAGTTACATCTAAAAACAGTGAGAGTGTGAAGAAAAACAAAGATACAAAATCTGATAGTATTTTTGGAAGTGACTCTGATGTTGATGGTGGACAATTCAGCGAAGAAGAACGTAAACGTGCAAGTAAGATATCTCAATCTGTAGTTGAAAAACTTACAGATAACTCTCAAGGTATTTTGAAAGGTGCGTTTGTTTCTAGACGTGATGTTGATCGTGAATCAAATATGGTTGCAGTTCAACTTATGGTTTCAAAGAAAAGTATCAATGCAGCATCTACAATTCGAGTAATGATGAACGGGATTTAATATGAAACTCTTTATTATGATATGTGTGATCTCCATGGTTTCTGCCTGCAGTACTGTTGCTGGTATCGGTAAAGATATTCAGTCAACTGCTGAGTGGACAAAAGAGAAGATGAATTGATGAAGAAAACCATTCTTGCGATGATGTTAATTGCATCATTTGCGCATGCTGAACAGGTTACTGTTACTGGTTATGGTCAAAGTTACGAGAGAGCACTTGAGAATGCAAAAGTTCAAGCATTGGAAAAGATAGCTGGAACTTTTATTATTGGAGAGAACCAAGCCAGAAATGGCAGAGTAACTGAAGAAATCGCTCAGTACAATGGTGGTGTTATCAAACACTATGATGTAATTTCGCATGGAACAAATGGTAAAGAACATCAGGTCATCATAACTGCAGATGTTATCGAGAAAAAAGATAACAGAGTTATTCGAAACAATACTGACTTCAGTGCGGACTTTAATGAGTTTGAAGAACGAGCCAAAGTTGTAAATCGTCTTGACAATGTGAATGTGGCAATTGGTGCAACAGTCATAAATCCCAGATACACTGTTGGTAGATATTCAACTAATGCAACTGGGACAGTGATATTGGCATATCAACCAAAGTGGATATCTGATCTGAAAGAATTTTCAAAGGTAGTGAACCAAGAAGGTAAAGTATCAAACAATGCATATAACAGTGGGCATGGCAGTGTTGTAGGTGCATTACTTCGAGTCAATCCCTTTAGTGCAGTTGCAGTTCAATATGCTGGTCAACAGCAGCCGATGCAATCAAGTAAAGAGATGATGGTTTGTTTTGATGGTTCAAATGATTGTCATACAATTGGTGTTAATTTCCAACATATACCAAGAGTTCCCAATCTGCTGGTAGTTGGTAGTGGTAGTGGTAGAGATTATATCTTATATCGTAGAGAACTGGATATGAAGATGTATGAATTGCTTAGTGCTGGTGATAGTAGAAGTGAAACCATTTTTACTAACTTCAAAACTACATATCAACAACCAACATTGTTAGTACATAGTCAACGAAGGTATTCTGTAGATTTTAATTTTGAGATAAACAATTCAATTGCAACACAACTAGAAAACATAAAGGTATATTTACAATGAATTGGTTAAATCAAATGTTCTTTTTTAAACGAAAACAAATTGTAGTTGATTGTTTTATTAAAGATTTAATTGTATATAATAATTTCAAAATACAAAGAGCCAGTAAATTTATTCCAAAAGAGTGGAAAGATCTACCCCCACATTTTTCACATAAAATGAATCCTGATCCAAATTCAAAAATGGTTCAGGAAATAGCAACACTAAAAAAATGTAATGCTTTTAGAGACTTATTTGCAAATGGATTCATAATTCCTTTATGGGCAGATTGTCAACTGGAAGCGCATAACGATCGGTTTGTTTTTGGTGGACATAATATGTTCGAAGCAAACTCTACAGCATCAGGACACCATAGAAGCCAAATTGGAGATTTTTATCTAAATTACAATCACATTAAAATAGAGTCACCATGGTTTCTACGAGAGAAAACTGGAGTAAAGTTTTCATGGAATGGTTGTTTATGGAATAATACTCACAATTTAGAGCATGTGCAATTTTTACCTGGAGTTTTAGATTTTAAATACCAAAATGCTACTCACATAAATCTCTTTATAAAAAGAGGTGTAGTAATTAAGTATTTTGCAAATGATCCTATGGTTCATTTGATTCCATTGTCAGACAGTAAAATTAAACTAAAACATCATTTGTTAAGTGAAGACGAATATGTGAAAATGCACGATGCAATGGATAAGAGCATTCGTTATCATAATCCAAGAGATTTACGGGATGGAATTTTTCCAGAGAAAAAATGTCCTTTTGGATTTGGTAAATGAAACAAAAGTGGATTGATGCATTTATGGATACAGCTGAACGATTTGCTCAACTGTCCAGTGCAATTCGTTTGAAGGTAGGTGCGGTAGTTGTTAAAGACAATCGCATCATCTCAATCGGTTACAATGGCATGCCAGCTGGTTGGACAAACGAATGTGAGTATCATGTAAGTGAATATTGTGATGCCACAAAATCTTGGTATCCTACTAGTGAAACAAAAACGAAAGACGAGGTTATTCATGCTGAAGCAAATGCTATACTTAAACTTGCACGTGATGGTGAATCAGGTAATGGTGCCAGTTTATTCTGTACTCATGCTCCATGTATTGATTGCGCTAAATTGATCTATGGTGCTGGTATTTCAAGTTTTTACTATCGTAACGCATATCGCAATACTGATGGTATTGATTTTTTAAACAAGTGTAGTATAAATGTTCTCGAAAGATAAAATTATTTCCTATCAATTGGTAGGTGAAGAGTTTAATAATGTTCAAAAAGAATTAGAGCAATTTTACAACCTTGATATACCATATGCCAATCCATTTGATACAAAAGATCCAGAGTCAAGAATACCGTATCCAAGATTAGATGTAAGTTATGCTACCTTTAATTACAGTGTTATTAGAATGCATAACTTAACTAAATTGGGTGATGCAATAATAATGCATTCTCCGAATAAAAATTGTATGATTGGTGAGAACTGGGCAACTGATATGAAGATAGGTAGTATTTCTGATGCTCACACTCATATTAATTATTCAGAAGATACATTTTTCTGTGGAGTTTATTACTACGATGTAGATCAATCAGATGTTAATATACAATTTTTAATTGACGATATATGGGTTGATTTTGATATGAGACCTGGAAAGTTAATGTATTGGCCAACTAATTATTTTCATCGTATACCAATGAAAACTTCTAATGTAACAAGAAGATCGTTTTCTTTTAATTTATATAAAAGATAAATTATGCTAAATAAGAGATAACCCTACTGCAAAGAGGGTTATTATTTTTTTACTTTACTTTAATTCAAAAAGAGCGTATAATTTCAATTATGAAATCAGTAATCTGTCTGTCGTTAGCAAAACATCTTCCACTAAACTGTGGCTGGTCATTTGCACGCCCACAGTATGAGATTACAGCCGATAGTGGGGGTTTTGGAAAGTAAATTAAATTTACGTTTATTTCCCAAAGCCCTCTGAGATGAAAGTCCAGAGGGTTTTTTGTTTGTTATCGTACAAACAAAATTGTTCTTTAAAAATTTGCGTACCAAATGTTGGGGTATGGTGAAGTGGTATCACAACGGATTTTGATTCCGTCGTTCTTGGTTCGATTCCAAGTACCCCTGCCAAATTGCGTCGGTAGCTCAGCTGGTAGAGCAGTAGACTTTTAATCTATTGGTCGTGGGTTCGAATCCCGCCCGACGCACCATATTAAAATATATTAGAGATAAGCAGGAACTTATAGTATGTTTTAATATGGTGACTGTAGATCAATGGTAGATCCCTGGATTGTGATTCCAGTCGTTGGGAGTTCGAGTCTCCTCAGTCACCCCAAGTATGCCAAGATAGCTCAGTTGGTAGAGCACCTGTTTGAAGCACAGGGTGTGGGCAGTTCGATTCTGTCTCTTGGTACCATTCCCTTGTAGCTCAATGGTAGAGCAAAGTGCTGATAACGCTGAGACACAAGTTCGATTCTTGTCGAGGGAACCAGTTATGCCTTGTTAGCTCAGTGGTAGAGCGTCTCGTTTACACCGAGAGGGTCGGCAGTTCGAAACTGTCACAAGGTACCAATACCCGATTAGTGAAATGAATATCACACCTTGCTACGAACGAGGAGTTGGGAGTTTGATTCTCTCATTGGGTGCCAATAATGGAAGTATGGTCGAGTCTGGTTTATGGCACCTGTCTTGAAAACAGGCAACTCGAAAGGGTTCGTGGGTTCAAATCCTACTACTTCCGCCAATTTAAGGAGATGTATATGCCAAGTGTATTTTTAGTAAGCGATACTCACTTTGGTCATGCTGGTGTATGCAGATTCACTACGCAGACTGGAGAGAAGTTAAGACCATGGGATAATGCCGATGAAATGGATGAAGCCATGGTTGAAATGTGGAATGAAACAGTGAAGCCAACTGACAAGGTTTACCATTTAGGTGACGTTGTCATTAACCGCAAAGCCATGGGAATCATGCGCAGGTTAAATGGTGACAAAGTTTTAATTCGTGGTAACCATGATATCTTTAGAGATGATGAGTATCGTGAACACTTTCGTGAGTTACGTGCTTATCATGTGATGAATGGTATGATCTTAAGTCATATTCCTATTCATCCTGAATCTTTAGGTAGATTTGGTGTTAACATCCATGGTCATTTACACTCAGGTAGAGTGATGATGAATGATCCATTTGGACATCGTGAACCAATGATCGATCCTAGATATCATTGTGTTTGTGTTGAACAAACTGATTTTCGTCCTATCTTATTTGAACGTGTAATTGAACGCATCAAAGAAGAAGGTGGCGAAGTTGGATTTCGTAATGGTAATGGACCAACTTAGGAAGACGGGCAGGACGGTAATGCAGCAGATTGCTAATCTGTAGATTGTATAATATGATCATAGGGTTCGACTCCCTAGTCTTCCGCCAATTTAAGGAGAAAAATATGTCAGTAGAAGAGTATTGGAAATGGATAAGAGATAATGCACAGTAACACGAGAATGGTGGAATGGTATACACAGGAGACTTAAAATCTCCCGACGCAAGTCATGAGGGTTCGAGTCCCTCTTCTCGTACCAATTGTCTCGGTAGCTCAGTAGGATAGAGCAACAACCTTCTAAGTTGTGGGTCAGGAGTTCGAATCTCTTCCGAGACGCCAGTTTGGGCTGATAGCTTAATGGTAAAGCAGTGAACTCATAATTCATTGAGTGTAGGTTCAATTCCTACTCAGCCCACCATATATGCACGTGTGACTGAATGGTAAGGTAGCGGTTTGCAAGTCCGATGTTCGTAGGTTCGATTCCTACCACGTGTTCCAGATTATTTTTTGTTGTAAAGATCGAAAAGAGTTTTAACTTTTTCTTCAAGAACAGCAATTCTATTATCTGCTTTTGCAAGAATAATTACTAAAGTGATGAAACCAACAAAAACTGGCCACAACTTCATGATGTTATCGATTAGATCCATGCTACCTCCATTTTTGCTTATTTATCAATAACCATGTTGCAAGAATGGTTATTAAATTAGTGCTTTACAAATAATAAAAAGTGTAGTATAATAAATCTATGATGAGAAGAAAAGAGAGTGGTTTGAAAGACCCTCTGAAATGAAAGGTTATTAAATTATCTCTTTACTTTTAATCATAAATGCGGTATAATTCTATTCTGGAATCAAAAAAGGAAAACAAAATGGAATGTTTGAAATGTAAAAAATGGCACTTTAAAATGAATCCTTGTAATCCTGGAAAACAAAGGTAAGGATAGTTGCTCGGCTCGTCTATCGGTTAGGACACTGCCCTTTCACGGCAGGAAGACCAGTTCGATTCTGGTGCCGAGTACCAAATTTAATTGCATTGGGTTACCAATACCAGTAGGTGATCTAGTTTGTCTACAACTGACGGAGTTGTAACTGCTAGATTACACGAAACCTCGAGATAATATCAGAAGGACGCTGGAGCAAGTTGGTCTGTAATGTGGTTGACAAACAAATCCGTGGACGACACGGTAGGGCAGGTTCAAAACTGTTATTTTTGTCAAACATCCCAGTGTGATTAAATTTGGTATTAGTTTAGTGCTATCAAGGTATCGTGATCTGATCAATCACTATTCGGGTCCAACTGGCGAGGGACGGATCCTAATATAACTGCTTAGTCGCTATGGGATGTTAGCTACAGACCCCTAAATCGAGCAGATAGCACTAAACTAATACCATGGAGAATGAGAAGCATTGGTGACTTCAGCAGACTGTAAATCTGTCGCCTTATGGCATATGGGGTTCGAATCCCTGATTCTCCACCAAGTATTTGGTCTCGAAGTGTTCATGGACGCACACAACACTGTCACTGTTGAAGAAGGGGATCGTTACCCCTCGAGACCGCCATGTTTATGTCCTGGTAATCCACGCCAAGTTCGCAACTTGGGTTCTACGATGAGTTCGCAACTCATGGCAGTAGAGAGGTAAAAACCCTGTTTATAGGGTCTCCAGTGAGTAGGTGAAACTCCTATAAGGACGCCATTTTTGTTGGAATGAATTCAAAGTCTTGTGACTTTTTTAGTAGTTCGTCAGGAACGAATTTGACAGATACATATTTATCAGGAATGAAATGTTTTGATGTAGTATAAGTCGATTGTGTGTATTTAATGTTGTCTATTTTATACAACATTAAATATGAATCTTCAGGTGGGATATGTGACATAAGTATATTTATTATTCCAGAGTAGCACAGCGGTAGTGCAGTTGACTGTTAATCAATTGGTCGTAGGTTCGATCCCTGCCTCTGGAGCCAGTTATCGCAGAGTGGAGAAGTAGTATCTCATCAGGTTCATACCCTGAAGATCGGTGGTGCGATTCCACCCTCTGCAACCAAACATGCCCCGATGGTGGAATGGTAGACACGCTGGTCTTAGAAGCCAGTGCCTAGTGCGTGAGAGTTCGAGTCTCTCTTGGGGCACCAGAATTTCGGTGATGTAGCACAGTGGTAGTGCAACTGCTTCATACGCAGTTGGTCGGTGGTTCAAATCCACCCATCACCACCAGTCATAAGTAGATAACATTGGAGATTTTTATATGGATATGGATCAAGCAGCAGTCTTTTTGGCAGGAAGTATTTTAATGTCAGTGGGTGTGCTTGTTATTGTTGGTGCGGTAGTTGCTATCAATAACATCATACACAGATATTGGAAAAATCTTGGATGGAATTTACTTCCATTTGATTATAGACCAGCAGTGTTTCTTGATCCAAGTGAGATGAAGAAAGAAGAACCAGTGTTAGAGAAGAAGAAATAATACGGAGTATAGCGCAGTCTGGTAGCGCATCTGGTTTGGGACCAGAGGGTCGGGAGTTCGAATCTCTCTACTCCGACCAATTTAGGTAATGCATGTATACAATAGAACAACATAAAATCGATGATGAAATAATTTCTTCACTAGAAAGTATTTTAGATTGTTGCGTTGAGTTCAATGAGAAATTGATTCCACTGAACAGTACCTACACCAAAAATGGAATACAAACAGAGAATCTTTGTGGTTATAAAAATGTTGATGAAGTAATAACAAAAATCTTAATCAACATAAACCATACAGAGTTGACTTGTAAACATCTGCATATGATATCTTATAACGAAGGTGGTATGCAAGAGGTTCACGATCACGCAAAGACTGAAACACATTCTTTCGTGTTGTATCTATCGACTTGTGAAGATGGTGGTGAAACTGTCTTTATAGATGAAACTGGTAATGAAGTTTCAGTTCCTCCAAAGAGGGGTAGTTTATTGTTATTTGATTCAAGAATACTGCACTACAGTAAACCCACAAAAAGTAAAAAGAAGGTAGTTGTTGCAGCATTAATTTAAATATGGGTTGTTAGTTTAGTTGGGAAAACACTTGCCTTGCACGCAGGAGTGGGGAGTTCGAATCTCCCACGATCCACCAATTTGCCCTTTTAGTATAATGGTATTACACCTGTTTTGTAATCAGGTTACGGCAGTTCGATTCTGTCATGGGGCACCAATATATCTCTCTAGTGTAATGGCAGCACGTCGGTCTCCAAAACCGCCAGTCGGGGTTCGATTCCCTGGAGGGATGCCATATTGCGGGATTAGTTTAATGGTCAAACGAAACCTTGCCAAGGTTTAGTCACCAGTTCGATTCTGGTATCCCGCTCCAATAAAGTTCATATGAAACACATAATCACACTTTTATCGTTCGTAGCATTAAACAGTTTTTCTAAACCAGTTGTAACTGAATCTTATGTTCTTTATGATGCAGATTCTCATACAACAATAACTGGTAAAGACATGAACGAAGTTAAACCAGTGGCTAGTTTAACTAAATTAATGACTGCAATGATCGCAATTGACAGAGGAATTGGTGATAGAGAATCATTTGAGAAACTGCTTATTCGTTCTGATAATGGTGTGGCAGAAAGTCTCGCAAAGAAATATCCAGGTGGTAAACTAGCATTCATTAAAGCAATGAATACTAAAGCAGAATCACTTGGATTACATTACACTTCATATCATGATCCAAGTGGTCTCAGTGTTTTCAATCGTAGTACAGCAAAAGAATATGTCTCCGTAGTATTGGAAGCAAACAAGTATCCAATGATTCGAGAGATATCATCGATGCCACTCAAAAAAATAAAGAATAAAAAACGATCATACGTAATCTACAATACTAATAGTGCTCTACTAAAGGAGTATGAAAATATTGTGATAAGTAAAACAGGGTTTACCAGTCATGCTGGTAGATGTCTTGCTTTGTATGTGGAAGAGAAACCTAAGAAGCACATTATTGTGATACTCGGTGAACCAACTCCGCAGAAGAGAGCAGAAATAGCGAGAGAGTTAATCAATATGACGAAGTAAGGAGATAATCATGCGTCCTATCGACATCAATGAAGTAAAAACATTCATTGAAGCACAAAGTCCAGAAACAAAAATTTACATTGGGGCTGATTCCGAAAGATTTAATATAGGTAATGATTGGTACGCAGATTATACTTTGGCAATCGTTGTTCACATTAATGGTAACAGTGGTTGTAAAATTTTTGGTGAAGTTCAGAGAGAACGTGATTATGATAGAAAGCAGAACAGACCACGTATGCGGTTAATGACTGAAGTCTACAAGATTGCAGATCTATATTTGAAACTACAAGATGTTCTTGAAGATCGAGATGTAGAAGTTCACCTAGATATTAATCCAAACGAGATGCATGGATCATCTTGTGTGATTAATGAAGCAACAGGATATATAAGAGGTATGTGTAATGTGGTGCCATTGGTTAAACCAAATGCATTTGCGGCATCATACTGTGCAGATCGAATGAAAGATATTTTGTCAAATAGAATGGTAGCATAATGCGGGATTCGTAAAATGGTATTACCTTAGCCTTCCAAGCTAAAGTCGGGAGTTCGATTCTCCCATCCCGCTCCAATCAAAGGATTATTATGAACGAAGAAGTTACAATAGATGAACCAAAACCAATGTCATTCTCTGAGAAATGGCATGCTGAGAAACTTCTGAAGCGATCTAAAAAGAAAGCCAAGAAAGCACTGATCGACAAAGGGTATGATCCAACATCAGCCACATCCATGGTAAAGAAAGCACTTAAGAAAATTGTCAATGACAATAAACCAGTGAAGAGAGCAGCAGGACGTGGCGGATAAAACCTAATGTATGGAGATGATGATGGACGAATTAACAAAAGCCAAGCACAGCAAGAGAATGCATCAAAAAGAAGTCGTGTCAAAGCGAAAAGCAAAGATAGCGAAAGCCCACGGGATACCAGTGGAAAACGCACACGAACTACTAGATCACAGCCCAGTAAGTTGCTCAAGTCCACTGTGCGTAATGTGTCGAAATCCAAGAAAGACATTCAAGGAATTGACGATTCAGGAACAAAGAAAGTTTCAAAACCCAGACGAAACAAGAGATCGTCGCAGTAATGGATTAGTAACAGAATGATGCCATTTTTTGTAAGCGTAGACAAAGCCAGAGAACGATCTGATATATGCAGATCTTGCGATAAGTTCAAAGTAGGATTTTGTACAGAGTGTAATTGTCTTTTAAAATTTAAAGTTGTATTTGCAAATGTCGATTGTCCACTAAACAAATGGACAACTGAAGATCCAACTGATATTTGTATTCACAATGTAACTGAAGATCTATCCAGTATCGAGGAAAGCACTACATCATGGGATAATTGGAAAGCAATCGAATGAATATAAGTACAGAAAGAATCAAGTCTTACTATGACACGATGAGAACACATCAGATTGAAAAGCGCAAGCAACAACTGAACCTGGAACAACGACGTGTAGAATACGATTTAAAAATGGCAGAGCAACGACGTATCGCAATCAATCGAGAGTTGAATTTTATTGGACAAAACATAGATACATACGCATGAAAACATTATCACAACAAGAAGCTGAAGTAGTAATACAAATGGGTGAGAAAATCTCAGCCTTAGAAATCGAAGTAGAACGATTGAAAGCCATTATCGCAGAGCTGGAAGAACTACTACAAAGTAAATAGAAACCAAAAGTATTCATTTTAAATGACCCTACATTTTGTAGGGTTTTTCACATTGGGCTTTACAATAATTCATTAATCCTGTATAATTCTATTATGGAATCAAAAAAGGAGTTAAAAATGTTGAAATACGAAACAATGATTGTCAAGTTGGCAAAAATGAAAGCTGGCATTTACTTGAGTGGTGCCTATGGTTCAGTCGGTACTGAGGTCAAAATGGTTGCCATGATTTACCGTAAAAAAGAATCAACTGTTTCCAAAGATATCGCAACAGTTTATCCAAAGATTTTCCGTAAAATGGCTGGTTGTTAAAAAACAACGAAGCACTTTACTTTTAATCAATCTTGCAGTATAATTATACTATCGATTTGAAAGGATTAAAAATGCGATTTACTACTATTGGTTTTCTGTACTTTATCACTGGTCTATTGGCTTTGTTTGGTGTAGTTGGTGGCTTTGAGACCAGCGATAATCTTACAGTGTTGGAAGTAATTCAATTATTTGTAGTTGCACTAGTTGGTATTGCTTCAATGATGGTCGGTGTTTCATATCTAAAGGATGCTGAATAATGCGTACAAAAACAATCATCGATGGCTTTAAAAACAGCCAAAAATTCCGTATCATCTTTAAAGGTGATGGCTCAGAAAATGACGTGGGTTTTTACATGACCATACAGCAAATGACAACTCAGTTTGCCACTGTAAATGCAAGAGCCATTTGCTGGGATGCGCTATTGCAACTGAATTATCTACGCTATACAGCAAAGCGTAAAGGTGACGCAATACCCAGTGGTTTGGGAACAACCATTCGTAATAAGCAAGTACAGTTAGATTTAATTTAAGGGTTACTATGCATAAGCACTTTGTTATGGCATGTGGGATTTTGTTGGCTCAAACAAGTTATTCGATGTGGACTGAGGATAGACATGGTAACACCATTATCCCACCCAAGAAAGAAACACTTAATAAAATCGATTTACAAATTATCAAAGTGGTGGATAAAAAGCCAAACAAAGGTATTGCAAAGATATCCAACACCAGTTTAAAAGATACAGGTAATCGTATCGTTGGTCAAAGTGATGAAGACGTAAAGTGCCTTGCATATTCCATCTATCGTGAAGCAGGAAACCTATTATCCCATGATCAATACGCTGTAGGACAAGTTCATATCAACAGACTTAGAGAAGGATCATGGGGAAATACTCTTTGTAAAGTGGTGTTTGCAAAAGCACAATTTAGTTGGACGTTAGAAAAGAAATTGGTAAAATGGTCAACTTCACAAAGAGATAAATTCTATACAATGGCAAAGTTATTAATCAATGGTGTACGAGTCAAATCATTGGATAATGATCATGTGCTTTGGTACCATGCAAACTACGTCAATCCCAAATGGGCAAACAAGAACAAAATCGTGGCCATGGCTGGTCCACATATATTTTACAGAGATATACCACACTAGGAGTTAATATGAGTAAACTAATTGAACTATCAGAAATCGCCAGAAAATCCGTGCCACAAGGTGTATTGGTGGAAGATTGGATCGAATTATACAATGCAAAATTTGCAGATCTAATCCTACAAGAATGTTATCAAATCTGTGAACAAGGATCTGCAACTCAAACTACATCAGTAGGTATCATACCTAGACTGAAACAACACTTTCAAAATGATGCAGAATATGAACTAACAACTCATGAGAAACAAGCAGAGTTTGATAAGGATAGAAACTATTTTTATGATCGTTTTTTCGCTGGACCAGACAATGACTGAATTTATTACTCATGACTTTGCAATAGGTGGAAAAATGGTCTTGGGAACGGCAGAAATGTCAACAGAATTTCATATGATGCTGGAAGATGGAGATCAAACAGCCATTATGCAAGTCAAAGAAAAACTAACAAGAGATATGGTATCATATATGCTAGAGAACAAACTGGTTGAATTTACACACTATGATGATCCAGTATCATTAAGTCGGAAGTTAGCAGTTAGAGCATATCTTGCTCCATCAGATCAGGTAAAGATACTAAGATTATCGAATAAAATATGAATAACAAAGATTATGATGTAGTACTAGATACGCTACAGAAACAAAGGGATATTCTATGGAAAATGATGATGAATATTATGGATGATATTCGTTTAAAACAAATATATGATATTCGTTTAAAACAAATATATGAATTAGATAAAGCAATGGAATTGTGGAAAGAAAGAAAATGAACGAACGAATTAAAGAACTAATGAAACAAGCAGATTATCCTGCGCCTGAGATTGCTTTACGTGCTCAAAAACTCGTTGAGTTGATTGTGAGGGAATGTGCTGATATTGCTACAATGAATCAATTTCAATATGATGCTGTTGGTAATTATGTACTAAAACATTTCGGAGTTGAAGAATGAGCCAAGAATATGGTAGTGATCGCTCTATGGTTAAAAACAAAGATTGAGTGTGTCTAGCCACGTATGGGTTCATATCGCCAAAAAACTTGTCCAACATGTGGTGTTACGCATAACAAACGTGGTCCATATTGCTCTAGATCATGTGGAAATTCACGCACATTCACTCATAAAGCACGAAAAAATCTGTCTGAAAAGATAACCACACGTTGGTCTACTACTGGAACCAATGAAGACAGAGAAAGAGTTGCCCTTGTTGGTAAATTACAGCTGAAAAAAATGCATAACAAGGATGATGAGGACTTGCAGCAGATGACTTTGGACGATTTTATGGTGGAACCAGTAGTGGTAAAGTTGCCAAACAACCAATTTGTGCAAGATGGCGACCTTTGGACCGAAGATTGAAAATAAATTTGACATAATTTCGGGTCTGTGGTAAAATAACAGTGTCGGGTTTGATGAAAGAGATAGAAAACCAAAGGTTTACATTCTGGATCGTGATTTTGAGACGTTTTCATCCCTAGAAGAGAGAGAAAAGACCCTACCATCTGTAAGGTCATGAAGAAAGTGCTTTACAATAAATCAGTCTTCAGGCATAATTCTATTATGGAATTAAGAAAAGGACTGAAAATGCTGAATACTCTCAAAATCTCTGTTAAGACTGACAAATCTGGTAAATCTGTGATCTTTTTGGGTGACAAAAAGGTTACTACTGCTAAAACTGGTCGTGGTCTTGAAGAAGTCATTGAGTTTCATTATCGCAAAATCACTGGTGTAAAAGCACCTTACAACATGATCATGGGTGAAACCAAATTGCAAGAACCAAAAAGTGAAAAATTCGACATCAACACTCGATTTGGCTTTGTTGAGAAATTGGTAAACATGGTTGCTACTGGTGTTCAGCCATCAGCTGTGATCACTGGTGAAGGTGGTCTTGGTAAGACTTACACTGTGACCAAGACTCTTGAGTCAGCTGGTTACAAAGACATTAGCGACCTTGCTGAATTCCAAGTTGGTACTGTGTTGAATGCTCGCAAGTGCTTTACCATGGTCAAAGGTTACAGTACTCCCAAAGGTTTATATCGCACCTTGTTTGAAAACAACAAATCAATTATTGTGTTTGATGACTGTGACTCAGTGTTGAAAGACCCAGTTGCGTTGAACCTTCTCAAAAGTGCTCTTGACTCATACGGTAAGCGTATCATCTCTTGGAATGCAGACATGAAGGATGAGGATCTACCCAGATCTTTTAACTTTGAAGGTCGTGTGATCTTTATCTCTAACATGGAAGAAGGTCGTATCGACCAAGCCATTCGTTCACGTTCAATGATGATTGACTTGAGCATGACTACCGACCAGAAAATTGACCGCATGGAGCACATCGCGATGTGCAAAGACTTTTTGCCTGAGTATGATGCCCAGTGCAAGAAAGATGCTCTAGCACTGATTCGTGAGATCGCCAGCGAGTGCAAAGAAATCACGTTGCGTACTCTGATCTCTGTAACAAAGGTTCGTGCCAGCAACAAAGACTGGAAAGATTTGGCTACTTATATGTTGACTGCTTAAGGAGAGCATTATGAAGATGATGATTATAGTAAATGGTATTAGCTTCTATACTACTAGTACTGCTATTAAACGAGGTGTAGGCAACAATAGTAACATCAATGTAGCAATACAGCAAGTGTTCGCAGACCTACACAATGCAATTGGTATTAGCACTAGCATTCGACTGTACGACCATAAGATGCAACAACACAAATACGATATACAATTAAGGAGAATGTAATGAAGACGATTCGTGTGTATAAAATTGTTCACCATTGGATAGATGTTGAAATTGAAGACTTTCTACCAGATGAACATGCAATGGATCTGGCAATGGACCAAGATGAGTGCAATTGGGATTCTGAGATTCAAGATGAAGGTTGTTTAACATTGGATGGAGATGAAGATGAGTAAAATGGCTGACTTACACTTAGAGATTACTGACTATCTGGACAACACCAAATTTATGATAGACGAGATTGCAAATGCAATTGGTTGTCCCATAGAGTTGGTAGAAGCGTTGGTGGAGCAACGCTGGACTGATATGGTTGAAGATGCGGTAGAGCCACTGTCGCCTTTTGCAACTTGTAACTCATAATTATACTTGACTTGCAATATAAAGTAAAGTAGAATTGGCTTATGAAAGCCATTTCGGCACTAGGGACTCCTACGCCATGCCCTAGACTATGACTTTAAAGCATCATCATTCTTTAAAAGGATTCGGAAAATCGCCAAGAGTTTCATTTTCACACTGGCCAAAAAATTCCGCCAAAAATTTTTTATCACTAAAGGTTCGATATGATTGATTTGAATAAGTACACTTCTCCTGATGTCGAGGAATCATTCTATAAGAATATTCCCATAGAGCATCTACAGACAGTTCAAAAACACTTTGCCTCACGTGCTTCAGGACTACGCTATGTATTTCGTGGACCACGTTATGATGGTACTCGAGGATTTACCAAGAAATGCGATGCAACTGGCTTTTCCATCTATAAGAAATGTTGGTATTAATATGGCAAATGTAAAGCAAGGTAATCTTACAAGTCCTCCCCAATGGTGGAAACACCTCAAGGATTGGAAACGTGTGTTTTGGAAATCAGAACGTCAAGAACAAAAGAAAGTGATCAAAAATGAACATTAATTCAATTATGGTACAAAACGAATTTGGTATTTGGGTACATGATATCTTTGCCGAGTGGTTATCAGTCCATACCCTTGGAGAGATTATTGATTTGAACCCGATTCATAACGCTGTATCAGTTGATATCTTTGCAGTTGCATTAATGGGTATTGCTAATAATGATTGGGGCGGTGCAGGTGGTATATTGGCATTTGGGTATTAAAATGAATGACCGAATTATACAACTTTACGATCAAGCTATTGTGATAGAACAAGGTAAAGATTATGTCTGTGGTGAATTGGATCCAGAAAAGTTTGCCCAATTGATTATACAAGATTGTACGAATATAATTGCAAATCAAGGTAAATTCTTGGGTTATGTTGCTCTTGAAGAAAAAGTTAAAAAACATTTTGGTATTGAAAAATGAACTGGATCCTTTATATAATTTTAGGCACCACCATGCCCACTCTACATCAGGTAAATCGCTATGCCAACGAAACTGGTTGTCGTGCAGCAATTACTGAATTGACCAGTCAAGGAGTAAGAGCGGTATGCTTATTTAAACAAGATTCAAAATGAATGTCAGCATCGATTCCCCTAAATAGTAACCAAATCTGGAAGTTATATGCGTGATACAATTATTAATGCAGTTCGAGAGATGATGGAAAGACACTGGGATGTTTATGAAATTGCCAGTAAACTAAAGATTGATATTGCAGTGGTGCAAGCAATTGTAGATATGTTATCATAGGAGTGATATGTTAAATGACAAATTAGGTGTAAGTGATACAATCTCAATACAGATTGTAAAAGGAACACCAAAACAAGAAGGAGAACGAATGAGTTATTCTCGCTGGGGTGTTTCCACATGGTACGCATTCTACAATGTAAATGGATGCCTTTCTCTTTGGAGTGATATGGATCATATCATCGACTGGGAATTTGAAGATCTAAAATATATTACGATTCAGAAATTACTGGAAGTTTATGGTTGCACTGAGGAAGACGCCAAAGAAGCAATGACTTACATTGCGCAATATTTGCAAGATTATAAAGAGGATAATAAAGATGGACAAGAATCTGTTTAATTATAGTATTCGTATTACTCCACAAGGTACGTATGTTTGGAATCAAAACCCAAAGAAAGAAAAAGTTTCAGATTGGGTCGAAGACACGATTGACGCATATTTGCAATCTACCAATGACTATGCTGTTGCAAATGCGCTACTACAAAAATATCGCTTGACAAATAATAAGAATTAAGGTATAATTATACTATGATACCTGATAATGAACTTGTTGAATTAGCCAATAAAGTAGATAGACTTATGTCTAACTTAATGGTAGAATATAAAATCTCGCCTTTAATCCTTGGAAGTGTTATTCTTGCAAGACTTATGGTGCTCACTGAGATGACAAAAGAAAATAAAGACTTTCGCACAATAATGCAGTCTGCCCTTGATAAACCCTTTACTGATAGAACACTACAATGAAAATCGCTATTTGCTCCGATGTCCATTTGGAATTTGGGCAACTCAGATTAAGAAATACTGAAAATGCTGAAGTCCTTATTCTATCTGGTGATATTTGCACTGCTTGTGATTTATTATCCAACGACGATCGGTCTTTTATTGGGACTGCTAAGTCTAATCGTTATCATGAGTTTTTCAGCAACTGTAGTAGTGAGTTTCATCATGTTGTTTATGTTGCTGGGAATCATGAACATTATCATGGAGATTATGCTGAAACTTTGAAAATCCTCAAAGAACAATTAGCATACCTTGGTAATGTTCATATTCTAGACAATGAATCTTGGGATTTTGAAGACTATTGTTTTATCGGTGGAACACTTTGGACTAATATGAATGATGAAGATGAAATGACCATGCAACATGTTCAACATCGTATGAATGATTTTCGTATTTGTGAAAACAGTAACAACATGGTTAACTATCGATCAATTGATAAACATGGCGAAACTATATTTCGCAAGCGTCCAGGAACACTGAGTCCTGCTGATGTTGTTGAAGAACACAAAGCCATGATGAAGTTCATTGAGGATACTTACACAAATACTCCTCCATGGATAACAACGATTGTTGTTGGTCACCATGCTCCAAGTAAACTGTCTGAGCATCCTCGCTACAAACAAGATGTTTTAATGAATGGTGCGTACAACTCTAATCTGGATCAGTTTATTCTTGATCGTCCAGGAATTAAATTGTGGACTCATGGTCATACTCATGAAGACTTTGATTATATGATTGGTTCCACTCGTGTAATTTGTAATCCTCGTGGTTATATCGATTATGAAGATCGTGCTGATCGATTTGAACTAAAGGTAGTTGAAGTATGAGTGACTATCATCCTGATAAATGGTTAGTTGTTAAAATTACTGGAAAAGATTATCCACCTGTCCATAAAGTTTTTGCCAACTGGTATGGTGGATATCTTGGATCAGACTCATGGAAACTAAACAGTGGTATTACTAAGGCTACTCTTATTGGTGGCCATTACGAGTTTGATGGTAGTTCTGGTTCTGTTTACTTTTGTAATGTTAACAGTTATGGAAGTAATGGATATGGATCAGGAGTTCTCGCTGATATGATTGAGAAGGCTGCTAAAAATGGTATTACCATTGAAGTGTTAGATGAAACTACAAATTTTCTGGAGATAAATTATGAATAGGTATACAATTACTGTTGAAGAAGATCCAGAAACTGGAGATCTAGTTCTTCCATTTACTGACGAAATTCTTTCTGCAGTTGGATGGAAAGCTGGAGACACACTTAACTGGACAGTGAATAAAGATGGTTCTTGGACTTTAGAGAAGAAGCAAGATGAACCAACAGAATGAGCAAGACAATGCACTTGAACATTATATAAAAAAGTGTATGCAGTTAGAAGAAGAAAATCGTGAGTTGAAGAATCAAATTAAACAATTACTTTGGATATTAGAGGAGAAAGATTAATGAGCAAATTTACATTTATGTGCGAAGAAGAACCGATGCCATTTGCAGCAAATGTTCTTACTAAAAGAGTTTTTGAATTCAATGCGGTATCACTAAATGATATTCTGCAAGAATTTGAATATTTCTTAAGAGGTGCAGGATTCTGCATTAATGGAACAGTTGATATTGTTCCAGAAGAAACTTATGAAGAAATGAATGAAGACAATGATGAGGTTCAAACATTTTCAGTTCCACAAGAACTAGATGAATGGACTCGTGTTATTCGTGAAGACAACATGGGACATTCACATCACTACTTTGATACAGAAAGAAACAAATGACAAAAGTATTTACAGACGTAGCAGTCTTTATGACAGCATGTGGGCAAGAATGTCCAACTACACCATCAAAACCATCAGATCTTTCAGCTTTGTATGTAAAGTTAATTCAAGAAGAATATTTTGAATTTATGAAAGCCACTAAAAATAATAATGACACTGAAGAACTCGATGCGTGTTTTGATATAATGTGGGTCATTGTTGGTTATATGCGATCACGTGGTTGGGATTGTGAAATGGCATGGGACGAAGGTGCTAAATCAAACCTAAGTAAAATTGATCCTACCACTGGAAATGTAATTACACGTGAAGATGGAAAGATTCTTAAACCAGAGGGTTGGCAACCACCCAATTTTAGGCAATTTGTAAAATGATTCTTGATTTATATTTGGATATGGATGGCGTGTTGTGTAATTTTGACAAAGCATATCGCAAAATTACAGATATACGTGTAAAAGACCATAAACAATTTCGTGACGCAGTTATGAATTATAAAATTTTTGAAGATTTGGAATTTATGCCAGATGCTCAAGAACTTCTTAATCATGTTACTAAGATAGATGGTGTTAATATTCAAATTTTAACATCTATGGGAACATATGATAAACCACAGGCAAATGAAGCAATGCGTCAAAAACAAAAGTGGTTAGATAAACACAATATTCCATATCCTGCAAATTTCGTTCATTCCAAAGAAGAGAAGTCGATGTATGCTTCGTCAATTTCTATTTTGATTGATGATTCAGTTGGATGTATTAAACCATTTGAGTATGAAGGTGGATATGGTATACTACACACATCTGCAAAAGAATCTATAAAACACTTGGAATATGTTATGACTCAAATTAGAGCAATGCATGCTGTGAGGTTCGTGTGAACGAACTATTAAAACCGACATTTGACTGGATTCATGATGACTATAGTAGTAATCGTTTTCGTTTTATTCTTGAGTTGTTGGCTTGGATTATTAGTATCGGTTGCTCTCTTACTATGGCAATTACAGTCCCCAGTCCTCCACTGCTTGCTCTCTATCCTGTTTGGATTACTGGGTGCGTTATCTATAGTTGGTGCGCTTATAGTAGGAAATCGTTTGGCATGTTGGCTAACTATGTACTGCTGACAACTATTGATACTGTTGGACTTATAAGGATGCTTATGTAATGTGGCGACTATGGGCTAAAGCACTTGGCGAAAAAACTGGTAGTAGCGATTGTGAATCCGATCAGATCGCTATTATCCGCACTATTATTGTTTTATCTTATATTATTACAAATTTTTTTATTATTGCTGGCGTAATCCGCCATTGGTGAACTTATGAATATTTCTAAAATTGGTTTTGCTTGTAAATGGATTGATAATGCTAATCAAGTTGATGGCATCAGTCCAAAAGACGATGCTCGTAAATACAGCACAGGTACTACTACTATTGCTTGGCTTGCTCGTCAAAGCGTAGAAGATGCTGAACAAAAAATTTATGACATTGTTAAACAAAATCTTCAAAATACACTTAACCTTGTAATTAAAATATCGACCTTACCAGTTGGTTTACGCATGGTTCGTCTCAGTAGTGAAATCTTACCAGTGTATACTCACAAGGACTGGTCTTATTTTTACAAACGTGCAGATGTTATTAAATTAATGGAATACTGTTTTAACAAAATTGGTGAAGTTGCCAGAACTTCTGGTGTTCGCCTTTCTTTTCATCCAGGACAGTTTACTGTTCTTGCTTCAGAAAATCCAGGTATTGTTAATAACTCTATCAATGAATTTGAATACCATACCGACATGGCACGAATGATGGGTTATGGTAAAACATTTCAAGACTTTAAAATCAACGTGCATATCTCAGGTAAACTTGGACCAGAAGGTATTCGTGCTGCGTATAAAAGATTATCACTAGAAGCACGTAATTGTATCACTATTGAAAATGAAGAAAACGCATGGGGTCTTGATGATTCGCTAGAACTTGCTGATCTGTTACCAATTGTTCTTGACATACATCATCACTGGTGTCGTGAAGGTATATGGTTAGATCCAAATAGCGATCAAGTCAAACGTGTTATTGATTCTTGGCGTGGAGTTCGTCCAACAATGCACTACTCGCAATCACGTGAAGATTATCTTATTGATCATCCAACTAATATCCAACCAGATATGAATTTATTAAAAGACGCAGGATATAAAAAATCTAAACTGCGTGCACATTCAGACTTTTATTGGAATACTGCATCAAATGATTGGGTTCTTGGGTATTTACCAACTCACGATATTATGTGCGAAAGTAAAGCAAAAAATCTTGCTAGTTTTGCTCTTTATGAGAAATCTCTTGCTGTATGAAAATAGTTTCATACTATACTGCATTGTATCAATTTGAAGCATCAAACCTTAGAGAATCTCTTAAGAAATTTCCAGATATACATTATGATATTGACGAACGATCAGAAAGTGGTAGTTGGGAACTAAACACACACTATAAAGCAGTTTATATTAAAGAGAAATTAATCGAACCAGTTATTTGGACTGATGCCGATTCAGTTTTAAAACAGTATCCCACGTTAATTGAAACGATAGATTGTGATTTTGCTGCTCATTGGTTTAAAGATAAAGAACTTATATCAGCAACAATGTATTGGAATAATACACCTAAAGCCCATGAGTTATTGGATAAGTGGATAGAATTAAATAAACTAAATTCAAAACTATGGGATCAGGTAAATTTACAAAATGCTTTAACTGAAATTGAAGATATTAAAGTAATTAAGTTACCGCCAGAGTATAATTTTATATTTGATTTAAGTCGAGAATATTATGGTAATTTGAACCCTGTATTTGAGCACTATCAAGCAAGTCGAAAATATAAAAATCGACTAAATAGAACGTAAGGAGTTATTATGCCAACGTATGTATTTCGAGACAAAGAAACTGGTGAGCAATTTGAACAGATTATGAAGATGTCTGAACTTGACTTGTTCAGAGAACAAAATCCCCACCTAGAAACAATAATTCAAGCAGTAGCGTTTGGGGATAGTCACAAGTTAAGTGGTAGTCGTAAGTTTGATTCAGGATTCAAGGAGGTTCTACAAAGAGTACACGAAAAAACACCAGGAAGCCAACTCAATAAGTCGTCATCACAATTATAAGGAAACTCAATGGCTCGTACTTTCGCAGCAAAAAAAGTAGTAGAAATTCATAATGAAGAACGTGAGACAAAGCCAGTTACAAATAATCAATTAAGATTACGTTTAGATAATCTAAAAACTTTCCAACCATTAACAGAAAATCAAAAACTATTTTATGATGCGTATAAGCGTGGTGACTATTTTGTAGCACTACATGGTGTGGCAGGAACAGGAAAAACATTTATTGCTTTATATAAAGCAATAGAAGAAGTATTAGATAAATCAAATCCCTTTAATAAAATTATTGTAGTTCGTTCTGCAGTTCAATCTAGAGAAATGGGTCATCTTCCAGGTGATGCTGGTGAGAAGATGGAAATCTATGAACAACCATATCGTCAGATCTGCCATCAATTATTTGAACGTAAAGATGCATGGGATCGTTTAGAAGAACAGGGTTATATTCAATTTATCTCTACGTCATTTATTCGTGGTATGTCTTTTGATAATGCAATTATTATCGTAGATGAAATGCAAAACTTGACTTATGAAGAGATTGACACAGTTATGACTCGTGTTGGTCATATGTCTAAAATTATTTGGTGTGGGGACTATCGTCAGACTGATCTAAATAAACGAAAGAACGACGTTACTGGTATTTTAAAATTCTTTGATATCGCCCAACATATGAAGGCATTTACTCGCATTGAATTTACTGTAGATGACATTGTTCGTTCATCATTAGTTAAAGATTATATCTTGGCTAAATTAAAGTACGAAGATTACGAGGATAAAAAATGATAACATCAGAACAGTTCCATCACTTATTTCCACACAACCCAGATCCTGAACTCTGGGCACATGCCATGGCAGAAGTATTTCCAACTTATGATATTAACACACCAAGAAGGATTGCTGCATTCCTTGCGCAATGCGGACATGAGTCTGGTGGTTGGGTAGTATTTGAAGAAAATTTAAATTACTCTGCTCAAGGATTGAATGGTATTTTTAAGAAATACTTTCCAACGATTGAATCTGCACAACCATATGCACGTCAACCAGAAAGAATTGCCAATAAGATTTATGCAAATCGTATGGGTAATGGATCAGAAGAATCTGGAGATGGTTTTAAATATCGTGGACGTGGACCAATTCAGTTAACTGGTAAATCTAACTATACTTCATTTGCAAAAGAAATGTTTGATGACTGGCAGAATGTAGTTGATAATCCTGATTGGGTTACTGAAGATAAAGACTTTGCTTTAATGTCAGCAATTTGGTTTTGGAATAAAAATAAACTAAATGCTCTTGCTGATGTTGAAGATATAAAGTTAATGACTAAAAAGATTAATGGTGGTTATATCGGTCTTGATGATCGTATTAAACACTATAACGAAGCAATACAATTACTTGCATAATTAGGAGAATAAAATGTTAGACATTCTATTTTGGGTAGCATTTGGCGCATTTGTTGGTTGGAATTTTCCACAGCCTTTCTGGGCTAAAATTATACAAGAAAAAATTCAAACAATGATCGCTAAAAAATAATGGCTTACTCCGATAAGGTAATCGATCACTACGAGAACCCAAGAAATGTTGGTTCTTTAGATAAAGACGATCCATCAGTTGGCACTGGTATGGTTGGTGCACCTGCTTGCGGTGACGTAATGAAACTACAAATAAAGGTAGATGAAAATGGTATTATTAGAGATGCTCGTTTCAAGACATATGGATGCGGTTCAGCAATCGCCAGTTCGTCGTTGGTTACAGAATGGGTTAAAGGGATGCATATTGATGCTGCTGCTAATCTACGCAACTCTCAGATTGCCGAAGAACTAGCATTACCTCCAGTTAAGATTCACTGCTCCATACTTGCAGAAGATGCGATTAAAGCAGCAGTAGAAGACTATAGAAAAAAATAATTAGATAAAAAATGAAAAAACTTATACATTTTTTAAGACTATCTTATAGGATGTGTTGTATAGCTCGACTTGCAGCATCTTATACGAATTTGGGTCAAGTTAACAAAGCCAGAGCCTTGTACGTAAAATGATAACGCTTACCGAAAAAGCCTGTGAAAAAATAAAAACTCAAATTAAAAATCGTGGTACTGGCGATGGGATTAGGCTTGGTGTAAAGACCACAGGATGCAGTGGCTTAGCATATACAATGGAGTATGTCGATAAATATGAATTTGAAGAAGGTGTAACTAATTACGCTCAAAAAGATTTTGCAGTTCTTGTAGATACAAAGAGTGATCCTTATCTAAATGGATTAACCATGGATTGGGTTCGTAATGGACTCAATGAAGGATTTGATTTTCAAAACCCAAACGAACGAGACCGCTGTGGTTGCGGAGAAAGTTTCAGAGTAAAATAAAAAGGAGATTCTAATGGAATTAGAACAAATGAAGGAGCAGATGAGTGCCAACGCCAGCAAAGGCGCACTGATCGAAAAAGTAACATTTGCAGTATTGCCAATCATGTTTGCCTGTGTGGTGTATTTGATGAATGCGCTGTCTCATGTTAATCATCAGTTGACCATTCTTGAAAGCAAGATGCAGTTGGTGGTGACATCAGACAACAAACAAGCACCAAACATGGGTGCTGAACTGGCTCGTGAAAAACTGCGCCAAGACTTTATGCAACAGAATACAGAAGCACTATCAAGAAGCGGTGCCAACAAAGCTGTGTTGGACACATTAGTATGGCGTGTGCAAGAGTTGGAAAAGTACAAAGAGAAACAATCTAACAATGGTGGGAAGAAGTAATAAATGATAACAATAACAGAATCAGCAAAGATAAAAATTCTAGATCTTTTCGCAGAAGAAGGTAATCCTGACTTATGTTTAAGAACATTCGTACAAGGTGGTGGATGTAGCGGAATGAGTTATGGATTTACATTTGATGAGATAATGAACGAAGACGATTTTGAAGTACCTCTTGAAAAAACTAAAATACTAATAGATTCCATGAGTATGCAATATCTAACAGGAGCAACTGTGGATTATAAAGAAGATATACAAGGCTCACAATTTGTTATAACTAATCCAAATGCACAATCAACCTGTGGTTGTGGAAGTAGTTTCTCAGTATAATATGAAGACATTTATACACCATGAATTCGATAAACTCCAACGTGAAACCTCTCCCGATGGTAAAAGAGTTTACAAAACTCCGTCGGGTCGAGCCTACCCTAGCGTCACAACAGTTACAGGACTCCACTCAGCAAAATCAATCGCACAGTGGAGAGCAAGAGTCGGAGAAGCAGAAGCCAACAGAATATCAGGTCGCGCAAGTGCACGTGGCACAAGAATCCACAGTCTCTGCGAATCATTCCTCCGCAATGAAAGATGTGAGCCTGATATCTTCGATCGAGAATTATTTCAGGGAATTTCACCCCACCTTGAAGAAATAGATAATATACATGCGCTTGAAGATCCTCTGTACTCAGATCATCTTGAAGTTGCGGGAACTGTTGATTGTATTGCTGAGTTTAGAGGTAAGTTATCTGTAATAGATTTTAAAACTTCAAGTAAAGTAAAAACTCGTGATGATATTCACAATTACTTTATGCAAACATCAGCATATGCAGTTGCCTTTGAAGAACGAACTGGGATTCCTGTTGGTAGACTTGTAGTTATTATGGGAGTTGATAATGAGGATCCATTGATATTTGTCGAGAAGAGAGATACTTGGATTGATGGTTTCTGCAAATTGAGAGAAGAATATAAAAATAAATTTGCTTTATAACTAAATATAAGGTATAATGAAGGTATTGCTGTATGAAGTGATGTAAAACGTGTTCTGGACGGGAGTTCGATTCTCCCCACCTCCACCAAAACGGCACTACACCCCTCTTAACAATGGGCAACCTTGTAGTGCGTTTTTGATGGGGGTGACTAGGTTTCGACAGGGCAATTAGTAACTGCGTGGACAGCACATCAGAGTAGATGTTAAAACTAAACAAAGTAAACGCAAACGACTCACAGTTCGCATTGGCAGCCTAAACGCTGACTAGGGTTTCGGTAGGTTTCCTCGTAACAGAATAACCTACCATTTTTTAAATAAAGGAATATAATCTTGTTGGGTATTATATTAGGTAATGGACCAAGTAAACAGTTTTACGATAGAAGCGGAGACTGTGTAATTGGTTGTAATATCCCAAGCAAGGAATTTAGTGTTGACGCAACTGTAATATGTGATGTGGAGATTGTTTATCTTTTAGCGACATCTCCAGAATTAGTTCAATGTCCAGTTATTGTCAGCACTAAAGCATGGGAAAAAATGAAAGAGTTACGTATCGATCATTATTTTGATATTCGATACGTGTTTCAACCTAAAGACTGGTATAATACTGCACATTATGCTGCAGAGTTTTTGCTCGAGCATGGAGACTTCAATACAATACATATATGGGGATGCGATTCTATATTCAGTGATACTACAGAATCTTCTACTGATAAGTTTGTAAAAAAAGAAAACACTAAAGACCAAAAATTTATTAAAAATTGGCGTAGAGTGTGGGATGAGATTTTTAACCGATACCCAAATATCGACTTTAACACGATGAGGATAGAAAAATGAAATCATTAATAATTTTTGCTATGAGTTTAGTTCTTTTAACGTCTAATGCAATCGCAGCAGATAAGAAAGATACCAAGAAAGAAAAATGCGTTCCTTCTAAAGAAGTTGTTTGTAAGGATTCACTAAAAGGTAAAGAGCGTCCTACACCAAAGAAGAAAACAGAAGAAGCTAAATAATAGAGGGTTGGTGAACCCTACAAAATCACTATTTTACACAACACACAAAAAGGAGTAAATTATGTCAAACTTGACACCATTCGAGATTCGCCTAGAATTATTAAAAATGGCGAAAGACATGCTTAACGATGATTATTACGGTAAGCGTGAACAAATTAGCAACGACTGGTCTACAAAAGTCGAATCTGCTAAAATCAATGGAGGCACGATCCCAGATCATCCTGGATTCCCTGCTATCCCATCCGAACTCGATATCATTGCAAAGGCGCAAGTCTTAAATGGTTTCGTTTCAAACGTCCCCTCTACAATAGAAAAGACTAGCAAAAAGTCCACCTAACGGGATCGGAAGGTGTGTGTGCGAACACACACCTTCTTTAACTAAAGGAGAAACATGCGAGTATATTTAAATACTTTTTTGATTATCATTGCGATGGTATGTATTACTATCTTCGTCACAACGAAACCACAAGAAACAAAATTGTTTAATGTCAAATACAAAGAATTAACAGCTGAAGCAAGAAAACAAGTAGATTGCTTGGCAGACAACATTTATTATGAAGCAGGTTATGAACCAGATGATGGTAAACTTGCAGTTGCCCTTGTAACAATTAATAGAACGCAAGATCCAAGATTCCCAAAAGATATTTGCTCTGTAGTAAAACAAAAGGTAAACTTACTGTGTCAGTTCTCTTGGTTTTGTGAAGGTATAAAAACCAAGAAACATGATGTTTATGCGAAATCAAAAGAGATCGCAATATTCACTTATGTTAATTATGAGATGCTTGACGATATAACAAATGGAGCGTTATATTTCCATGCGGATTATATTAACCCAAATTGGAAACTGAAGAAGACCAAAGTTATTGGTCGACATATATTTTATAAAGAAGGAAGAAACATCTAATGATGCAAAAATTAAACCTCCAATTGAATGAGACATCAGACTCTCGTCATTCGTTCTTTCTATTGATGGAGGAAATTACTCTTGCTGCATGCAAGCAAGCAGTTGAATGGGTGTTTGAAGCAAACTTTGCTGAAGAACGTCCAGATATGTTGAATATGATTATCACTACTCCTGGTGGTGATTTGAATGCAGCATTTGCTTTAGTTGATACCATGCGTGGTTCTGCAATTCCGATTCGAACAATTGGTCTTGGTCAGATTGCTTCAGCTGGATTGATGATTTTTATTGCTGGTGCCACAGGGCAACGTATTCTTACACCGAATACTTCTATCTTGTCACATCAGTATTCTTGGGGTGCGTTTGGAAAAGAACATGAATTGTTTGCTCAAATTAAAGAGTTTGACTTGACCACTAAACGCATGATTGCTCATTACAAAAAGTGCACTGGCTTGAAGGAAGACCAAATTAGAGAGTATCTACTTCCACCTCAAGATATTTGGCTAAGTGCAGCAGAATCTAAAAAGTTAGGACTATGCGATGACGTTAAAGACCTTAGGTAATTATGTACGTTACTCTGGTATATGGGTTAGTTTTGCACTAAATCCATTTCACTGGAGATTTTCGTTCGAGTTTATGCAACCAGATGAGATAAATCCTGCAATGCGTGGATTTTTTGTTTCGATTGCACCTGTTTCAATTCGACTCGTTATAGATGATGGATCATGGTGAGGAAAATATATATGGATAAACCTTTAGACAAAAACCTTCTTGCAATTTTAATTAGTTGCGTATTAATACTAGTTACTGGATTTGGATGTTTAACTTATTACAAATTAAACGAATTGCAATCTATGAAATCCAATATTGAATCTGCAATTGTCAAAGGTGTAGACCCTCTCTCAGTTCGTTGTTCTTACGACTCCAGTAGTACTGTATGTTCTATCTACGCCAGCAGAAAATAACCTTACTTCCAGTAAGGTTTTCGCTTTACTTTTATTCAAAAATGAGGTATAATTATATTATCGATGAAAGGATTTATGATGCAAATGATACATACTTCGTTCAAGAAAGTAAAGAAGCATAAGCCAAATGCAAAACAGCGTGAGTTAGATAGTTCGTGGCAAGACTTACTAAAGAAGTATCCTGCAAAGAGTTTTTCTGATAACAAGAAAGACCTCAGTAGCGTATACTCACTTGGAAAAAGTGCTCGTGGTGACACGCCTAGGATTCCGAGTTTACCATTTACTGGAGCACCTTGTACGAAAGCACCAGATAAAGTTTATACAGGAACTATGATGAAGGGTATTGGTACGATGCATAAATCAAATGCAGTTCCAATTTTTAGTGATGAAGAAGCGATTGCTATAGCAAACATGCGGAGATAAATAATGAATCAATATTATGGTAAAATGTCAGAGTGCGCAACTTATAGAGATATTAATGGTATTAATGAAATATATCAAAACCTTGTAATGGATCGTATGCGTATGGATAAATTTTTCAGTATGTATCTTGATAAAGTTGGTGATAAGATGGATCCTGAATTTACGGACACACCAGTCTGGAAACTTTACAGAAAGAAATTAAAAGAATATGGCGAAGTTGAGCAAGCCATTAAAGTTGCTCAATATTATCTAAAGAAAAGTTATGTTTAAAAATTCAAACGAATTCTCTTTACACATCGAGCAGTTAGTCCAAGAAAAGCGTCTAAATTATATGGATGCAGTTCTTGATTATTGTCAAGAAAACTCTCTTGAACCTTCTGATATTTCAAAACTAATTAATAAATCTCTTAAGGATAAACTTGAGATGAACTTTCGTGAATTAAATTACTTACCTAAGCAGGCACAGCTGGATGTTTAATGGACGGATTTAAGGCATATAAATATTATATTGCAATTAAATTACACTTCACAAAAGATTCCTTTGATGTATTTAAGAATCGTGGTTCTGTAAAGGGAACTCGTGAAGCATTTAATGCAAGAAACGATCGTTATATTTTTGAGAAGTTAGCACGTAAATATCCAGTGGACAAAGATTTGATTCAATTTTATGTTGCTAACTTTGCATATGGTAATGATGGAATGATTTATTCAATTGAGGAAGCAGAATCATATTTGTTAGAATGGAACAAACGTAAGCAGTCTATTACAAAAATCTTTGCAGATGATCTTAACAAGATTTTGATGGATGCTTACAAACGCAAGATTAAAGAAACATCAATAATAAATTTTACTTTAAATCAATATCCGAGTATACTTAACCTATACCTTGGAAAACAAATTGGGATTGAAACTCTTAGGATTTTAGATGACGTAGCGAACTTAATCGAACCATGGAAACAAAACACTTCGATGACTTTACTTTGGGAAAATGAAATCCGTAAAGTTGAAAAGTCAAAAGGTTTTGTTAAATACGATAAAGAAAAGATAATGTCATCTTATTTGGAATTCAAGGAAGAAGTTAAAGAGTTATAATATGGGCAAGACTTACCATAAAAATCAAAATAAATTTGATGAAGAAATTTCCAGCCAGCGTTCTGGGAAACACAGTAAACATTCCAATGGAAAGAAAACTGGGGGTATGAAAACGCTAAATAGTTATGTTGAAGAAGATTATGACGATGACTCATTTGACGATGAGTTTGAACTTAATGATGAAATCACTATTCAACATATACAAAACGATACACCGTAAATACAACTTATATAAGGAAAATACAAATGGATATTCAAACACTTCGCAAAATGCGTTCTTCTGACTTCGGCAAAATCGCTGGAGAGTTCGAGAAAATCGCTAATCCCCAAACCAATACCAAGTCTTATGTCGATGATCGCTTCTGGAAACTTGAAGGCGACAAGGCAGGAAATGGAACAGCCACACTTCGTTTTCTACCACGTGTAGAAGGTGATGAGTTACCATGGGTTCGTATCTTTTCTCATGGCTTCCAAGGACCAACTGGTAAGTGGTATATTGAAAACTCACTCACTACTCTTGGTGAGAATGATCCTGTTGGTGAACTTAATTCACGTTTGTGGAACTCTGGTTCTGAAGCCAACAAGAAAATTGCACAGGCGCAAAAGCGTCGCTTATCTTTTATTGCCAATGTTTTAATCGTTTCTGATCCAAAGCATCCTGAAAATGAAGGACAAGTTAAACTGTTTAAGTTTGGTAAGAAAATCTTTGATAAGATCATGGATAAGGCTCGCCCAACTTATGATGATGAAAATCCAGTGAATGTGTTTGATCTTTGGGAAGGTGCTAACTTCAAATTACGCATGCGTAAGAAAGATGGTTACACTAACTATGATGAATCTTCTTTTCAAGATCCAACTCCAGTCACTGAAGATGAAGAAAAAATGTTGGGTTTTGTAAATGCTCAGCATAAATTGTCTGAATTCACTGATCGTAAGAATTTCAAATCTTATGATGAGTTGAAGAAAAAACTTGAAGAAGTTCTTTCTGGCGATTCATTCTCTGCTAAATCTGCTGCGGAGATTGCTGAAGAAGAAGATCGTCCTGTTGCTGCAGCACCACAGATTAAATCTGTACCTGCTCCAAAAGCAAAGGAAGTTTCTTTAGATGAAGATGATGAAGACGTTATGTCTTATTTTAAGAAAATTGCTCAAGAGAATTGATTGAGTAATACTTAAAGGAAAGCCACCTTTGCGGTGGCTTTTTTCATTTTAGTATGCTGCGTATCGAGTACCAATATACTTGTTAAGTGTTGAATCTTCATTCTTAAATGGAGATCTCATTATAGTAGATTGATTAGTGTTGTTGTTAACTGTAGTTGGTGCGTTCAGAATAGCGTTGGTGTTACCACCTTTATTTGCCATATCTTCTTTTGCACCAACAACTTCAGTTGACTTACCAGCAATAATATTACCAGATGATGGTGTTGGAGTTATAGCATTTGCTTTAGAGTTATCAACAGTAGCACCACCAGCTAATTGTTTATTATACTGCTGCATTATTTCTGCAGGATACTTATTTCCCATAGACAAGGACATAGCCATAACTGCCATCTGTTTACCAGATAATGGTTGTCCAGGAACTACTTTTTCACCAGCAATTTGAGTATATTCTTCTTTTGAACCAGTAGATTTTATTGGTGATGTAGATGCAGGAGATGCTCCACTATCAACTCTTCTTGGATCTTTCGCAGCAAACTCAGCTGAACCTTGTCCTGCGCCAGCAGTACTATTTCCAGCAGCAATAGGTTTCGTTTCAGCTTTTCCAAACGGATAGAATGGACCAACAGAAACTTTCTGATTAACTACTGGTATCGTAAATCCAATTTCTGGTATACTAATACTTTGTAGCATACCAATAATACTGGCACCCATACCTTTAAAGAAATCGGTTACTGGTTTAAATACTTCTCCAATTTTACTAAATGCACCAGTTACAAGAGTACCTAATTCTTTTAGACTATTGATTGGATGCATTATCAAGTCTTGAATTTTCTGTGGGATAAACATTATCATATCCACAAAATCATCAAAAATCTTTTCAAATGAGAATGAATCTAAAAACTTTTCTATGTTTTTAAATCCAAGCGCACCAGCTACCCAAGAGACAGCACCTTTAATCATATCAGCTACGCCAAAGATTAAAGAATCAAACAACCCTTTAATTGCGCCACCGATTGCACCAACTAAACCACCTTCTTCAAATCCTTTGAACGCACCTTTAACGGTATCCCAAACTGTCATAATAATAGTAAGTGGTAGAAATAGTTTCTCAGCAATAACTGCAACTTTACCAATATATTTACCAAATTTAGAAACATATTCAGATATCCCAGTAAACATTTTGCTTAGGAATTCTGAACCACCGATTAATCCCTTTAAAGTATCATAGGCTACAACAAATGGTTTTGTTAATTTAGCAATACCATCTTTAAAACCTTCAATAACTTTTCCGATTCTTGACTCTTCTCCAAACGAGAACAGACTTTTAATTTTGGTTCCTATCTCTTCAAAGAATTTACCGATCGATGCAAACTTTTCACCTATAAATTTTCTAAGTGATTCTGGAACTAATGTTTCAAAAAATAATTTAATTGTTTTGACCCATGCTCTAGCAAAACCAATCAGACCACCGATCAATCCACCAATAACTAGTCCTAGTCCACCTAAACCACCTTCTTCTTCTGGTTTCTGTGGACTTTTAAATTTGTCTTTACCACCAGTATTTTCTGCAATACGTTTTAGAAGTTCAGTTTGTTCTTCTTCTCTTCTAATTGCTTCAAGTTCAAGTTCATCAGTTTTTATAGCTGGGTTTGCAGCTTTAATAACGGATAGTGGCGTATTTCCTATAGGAACTATTTTTTTATTTACATTAATATTTTCATTAACATTAGTAGCATTAACTCGATTTAAATTCGTACTAGATTCATTAGTAGCATTAACTTGTTTTTTATTAGATTCATTAGTAGTATTTAAATGTTGCTGAACTCTATAATCTATTTTAGATAATTTGTTTACTTCTGAATTTCTATTTTCAAGAAGAGTTTTACCATGAATCGTTTTAGAAAGTTGTTCTTCAGAGATTCCTAGTTTAGTGTATTTACCAATTTCTTTTTCATTATGAGTGATATTCTTTTCATGCTCTTTAATCTGAGTTAATTTATTTCTGGCTTCTTGCTCAGAAGTACCAGACAGTTTCATATCACCTTTAATAAAGGTTTTATCGGCTTCTCTACGTTTAAGAGCATTATCAAAAACTCCACCGCCACCTTTTTTAACAACGCCCATTGTATCAAGAACATTACGTAGCGAACCAAATTTAGCATCGAACTTTGCTCTAATAGATTCACCAACAGTTCCAGGTGCTTTATCCTGAACCATTTTAGCGATATTTTTTGAGGATTCTTTTGTTAGCTCAATTAAATCTTTAATGTTAGTGCTAACTTCTTTGGTTGCCTTTAACTGGTCGTTATCTACAACTTTTTGTTCTTTAACTTCTTTAAATGAATCTTCATCAAGTTTTCTTGATAATTCTGTCAATGTTTTAATTGCAGATAATTGAGTTAAAGATTGTTGTTGTATTTCCAGAAGTTTTTTAAACTCGCTGGAACTTACATTAACGACATAGTTTGTATTTTTTGCCATTTTAATTTTTCTTAGATTCTAATCGTTGTTTTTCTTCTTCTAGATACTGAACCAACATACTAATATAAATTTCTCTCTCAAATGGGATCATATTATTCAATTCATCCAATGAGTATTTGTGATATTGCATTAATGCAAAATTCATTTTATAGTGATTGAATAAAGAATCATGTGAGAGATTCATCAAAAAAAACTGTCAAGTCCCTCCAAAACTTTATTATGATCACGAGAGCACATAGGGCACTTATATTGTACCTTCTGACTTAAACGTGGCATAGTTTCAAAAAAGTTTTGAATTTTTGCGAACTGTTGAGATGTTAAATTCTCAAGGAATTCCATAATGTCTTTTTTACTGGTTTCTTTTGCATGGAACAATTCAGTATCATTGTAAATTGTTTCGATTGATGCTGAAATGACATTAAACACTGAATCTACATTACTCATATCCAGCGTTTCTAATTCTTTAATAACATTGATAGAAGGATATTTCATTATTACACCCACATTCTCAAATAATTGAATGTTCTTAGTGTGTCCTTCTGGGAAATCTACGTTGATTTTGGTTAGATCAAATGTTATTTTAACTCTTGCTTTTTCGTCTTCACAAACATCGCAAGGGAATAGTAACTCAACATTTTCTCCAACTGACTTGGCTCTAATTTGCGTGAATAGATATTCTAGATCAAATGTTGCAAGACTATCTGGATCAACTTTATCCATCGTGCAAGACTTAATAATATCTTTTAATGTGTCGACCATTACGACCTGATCCTCGCTATGCTGAGCAATCAAAAGAGCTTTTTCTTCTTTGACCAAGAATGGTCTAAATTTAATTGATTCCTTGGATGAAGGAATCGTTACTGAGTATACTGGTGCGGTGTTAATTGGTAAAGCCATAATTTTATTCTCCTAATTTCAGTTTCTTAATCATCTTGTTCAATTCAGATGTGCTACCTACAAAGATAGCATTATTTGTAACTTTCTGGGTATTTTCTTTTGGTCCATCAAGTTTTGCTTTTTGCTGATGTATATCCATTAGTTGTTGGTTTACATCAGCGAGTTGCTTCATTAGATTACCCACGACCTCATAGGCACGTGGGTGTTCAGATTGTTTTGCCACTTCTAAGGCAGAATATAAAGCATTCTGCCCAGTGACCAATAATTCACGAAGATTGTCTCTGGCTGTGTCATAGTCAGAGGTAATTTTCTCCTCAGGAGTTTTTAGTATTTCTCCTGTGGAGTTATCAATCACTTCACGTGTAGTAGTCTCTAACTTTACAGTGTCAAAGACTTCTGATAATCTATCATCAATTTTCATATTAATCGTTTCTTGTATTTCTAGTTGGAGGATCAGACGAATCTAATCCAGAACCAAAACCTGATACACTTGGAGTCGGTTTATTTATTGTCGTTGTTGCAGGTACGCTTCCAAAGCCACCTCCGCCAAAGCCACTTGATGGAGCTGACGCTGATCCAAAACTAGGTGCTGGTGTTGATATTGGTGTATTAAAACCGCTGGTGGATGCCTGTCCGCTTGATGGCGGAGGCGTATATGTTGTTCCGAAATTTGATGGTGCAGATATTCCGCCATTGTTAGCTCCTGCTAATTTTTCTTGAGTACGACCCATTGCAGCGATACCAAGAACAGCACCCATGGCGACATGGAATAATCCAGCACCTTGAAGTGTTAATGGTTGCCATTGACTTGTTACTTGCCCATGACTAACTGATTGTAAAAGGCTCCATAAAATTGGAAATACAACAAAATCAAATGCACAGACTCCCATATATAACCAGCCCATCATTGGACGCCATTTGCTGTTCATCCAATCTTCTTTTTTCTTTTCGCTTGCGTTTATTTCTTCTGCCATGATACTTCCTTTATAATTATTGTTTTACCAGAATCCGCCAAACCCAGAGTTATCACCCATTGGATTTCCATAACCATAATTTGTTACTGCACCAAAAAACGAACTTGCAACAGATGTACCAAATGCTACAGCTGTTGTTACATTCTGGACCTCAGGTAAGAATTGATCTTGTGTAATTGTATATGTTGAATTTGTAGATTGTGGAAGTCTAACTGATGTGTCGGAAGTCCAATACTTATACATTAAACTAACTGTCATTTTCATAACATCTTTTTGGTCATATCCAACTTGAACAGAACTAATTGATTTTGGATATGCTTCATATAGTGTAACAGTGTGAATCTCTTCATCTTGCATATTCTCAATATTTATTTTCACTTGGTCGCTAATGTAATAATTGTAATATTGGAAATTTCTGGTTTTGCCGATTTGAATATTTTTAATCCATTCATCGAAAAGACCTTTTATAATCATGTCTCCATCTACATAAAAACTAAATTGAACTGGGTCATAATTAAACTCATAAGGCATTTCTCGAACTTCACCAAAGGTTCTTATTTGAGTTGTATTAACATTCAATCCAGGAATCTGAGCAGATTCACAAAATAGATGCATCTTTCTAAAATCATTGTCATTATAATTGCTAGTGTTTCGCATTACCAATGGGAATGGTATTTCAATTGTATAACGATTAGATCTGGCTAATCCATTACTGTTTTGAACTTCTGCAACGAAATCTGTTATTTTCATAGGTTAGCCTGTGATTCTTTCCATACTTTTTCTTTTGGTGCTTTTACAAATCTTTCAACAGGAAGCATCATTGCTGTTGCCCAATCATTAACATCGACTTTCTTAAAAGCTGTTTTTACATGAGGTAATAGATAATGTTTTATACAAGGTTCTGCCATTTTATATTTGGAGACTCCTGCGATCAATGACCATGAATATTTGATTCTGGTGGTTCCATCCATTTTATCGTTATTTTTGAAAACTAATAAACGATCTAAAAGGCGAATACGTAGTGGATATGGAAGATAATGCATATTCAATCCCATAAAACCACCACCAGGAACTGTGGCATACGGAAACACTAAAGGAAACGTATCATAGTATGGAAGAGTTGCTTTTAATTTTGGATCGTATACAAACATATACAAATTCCCAGGAATAATACGTGCTCTTAAATCTTGCGTATTTTCACGCATTAATTGCTGTGGCGTTATCCTTTGCTTCGAAAGAAGCAGTACTTGTTGAGTATACCATGACTTTGATCTTTTCAGAGAAGATTTGAGGTCGTATTTATTACGCTCAAATACGTCATGCATGCTCGGAGTTTTAGGTGTTGTAGCCATATTAGTTATTTAGGTCATTTAATCCCAAGCTCATGCTCTGTAATAATCTTAAATTCCCAACCTCTGTCTTTTGCATACTCAGTCGCAGCTTTCCATTTTGCCTGATTTTTGATAAAAACTAGGGATTCGTTTAGGTATCTTTGGGTTCTTTTTCCAGGATAAACTGGAGGAATTGTTTGAGCCGATGGTTTAACTTCAACTAAATATGTTCGAAGCAATCCATCTTTGTTTCTTATCTGAATCTGAAAATCTACAAAGTAACGATGGATTTTATTATCAGTTGGACATCTGTATGGAATTACTGTCTCCTCGGATAACCACTTAACAACAGCTGGATTTTTATCGCACCAAGAAGCAAACCTAGTTTCCCAAGAACTTCGCATAATTATGCATGTGGGATCGCCAGAGTATTTTTCTGGGAACATCGGAACGAAACGTCTTTTATGGAACATAAATAGTAATAGGAATAAATAACCTCATTTATATTTAGCATGTAACCTAAATAATCGATAGCCAACTATTAGAGAGCAAAATGGCACTAGACACCAATACATCGCCAGGTAATCGTGGTATGCCCAAAGATACCTTTAATCAAAACACATATAATGTAACTCACACACAATATCCGATTGACTTGTTCAGGAATGATACTGAATATGGCGGTAATTATGTTATATTTTACATTAACATAGCGCAGGATTCTAAACTTATTAAAGGTAATACCGTAACAACTATTAATGGTAATATATCAAAAAGAGTTCAAAGCGATTTAGTTGGATTAAATTTAAGTAATAAACAACTTATTGAAGCAACTGGAACTGCAGGTGCTTTTACTGGTGCAGTTGCAGGTGGCATATTTAGTGGTAATGCTATTCGAGGTGCTCTTAAAGGTGCTCTTTTTGGTGGCGTTGCAGGAACCGCAGCAACTGGCGTTGCTACAGATGATGAAAGACAACTAGGAACACAAGCAGGAAGACAGAATAAACGTCTTGACCATGCCATCGCTTTACATATACCAAACCAACTTAATATCAATTATAGTATGGAATGGCAAACAGATGAAACTTTTGCGTTTCAAGCAGCAGCAGTATCAAATCGTGAAATTGCTAAAGCCATTGCATCTGGAACTCACAAAGATATAGATAATGATTCCCGTGTCAAAGAAACTCTTGGAACTATTGCTCAAAGCATTGCATTATCTAAAACTCCAGGAATGGCTGGTGCTCTTTCTGCAGCAACTGGACTTGCTGCAAACCCAAAGAAAGAACAAATATTTAAAAGCGTAAATTTCCGTGAGTTTACATTTGATTATACATTCTCACCAAGAAGTCCTGAAGAAGCACAAGCAGTTAGAAACATAATCTATATGTTCAAACTCCATATGCATCCTGAATATAAAGATGCAAATAATTTTATCTTTTTGTATCCATCTGAGTTTGACATTTATTACTACCAAGGTGGTAAAGAAAATCTTAATATACACAGACATCCTTCTTGTGTGCTGAAAAATATGTCAATCAATTATACACCAAATGGTGCATTTAACACTTTTGATGATGGTATGCCTACACAAATTAATGTTCAACTACAGTTCGTTGAATTGGCTATCTTGACAAAAGAAACTATACAGAGTAATTTCTAATGGCTTATTTTAATAACTTTCCGCAAATGTTGTACAACTTCCCGATTGGAGGAAGTGATAAAGTAGTTGTCGTTCGAGACATAACTGCAAATGTAAGAGTTATAAAATCTGTATTGGAAAATATTACTTTATACGATGAATACGATATCGTTGATGGAGAATCTCCAGAAATAGTTTCAAATAAAGTTTATGAAACTTCTGACTATCATTGGGTTCTAATGATAGTAAACCAGCGTTTTGATTATTTGGCAGATTGGCCAATGACTTACGATAGATTGGTTCAATACTGTATTGACAAATATGGAAATACAACTTCTATACATCATTATGAAGATTCGAAATTTAACGTAGTAAATTCTGATTATCCTTCAGCAATATCAATAGATAATATAACATATGAAAACCGTATTAATGAATCTAAACGAAGAATAAAAATAATTTCAAAATCTCTTATTCAACAAATAACTAATGAACTTAGAACAGTAATGACTCCAAATGGCTAATACATCTTCAAATGATTTAAGATTTGCTGGTGATGTTAACGTCGGCGAAATTACCATAAAATCTTTGGTGAATAACTCTGCATTCAACGTAAAGAATCAGTTGTTAACTATTCAACTTTATGAGGATATGTTTTCACCATTTATTACTGGATCTTTAATTTTTAGAGAGTCTTCAGATTTTGCAAGTAACTTTCCTTTTGTTGGTGAGGAAGTTGTGGACATTAGTATATTTACACCTTCCTTTGATATAAAATATCCTGATAATGGAGTTATTAAAGGAAGGTTCTACATTTATAAAATGTCAGATCGTCAGGAAATAGCAGAACGTAATACTGTTTATCAGTTGCATTTTATTTCAGTCGAAGCCATTAATGATTTAAATGTAAAAATCTCCAAAGGATTTAACGGTAAAATTTCAGATATTGCAAATGAATTGTTAACTGGCGAAAACGCATTATATACAAAGAAAAAAGTTTTTATCGAAGAGACAAGTAATAAAACAAAATATGTTTCTAATTTTTGGTCTCCAATCCGCAATATAAATTACATTGTGGATCATGCGTTAAATGAAAATGAATCGCCCACATATGTTTTTTATGAAAATAGAAATGGGTTCAATTTTATTTCTCTAGACACTTTAAATAGTCAACGACCATTTCAAACATTTCAACAATATGATGTGCATCAAATTATAACACCAGATGGTGGTTCCACAAGAGATATAAATTTAGATTTTAGAAAAATAACTGAATTGACTATTCCAGTAAGTTATGATTATATGGATAAAGCAACTTCTGGAGTTTATGGTTCTACACTATTGTATAGTGACCTTGGAACTAAAGAATATTTTAATCAAAAGTTTTCATTGTTTGATAAATGGGGTGATGATACCAAGGAAACACGACTTAATAAATTTCCTGTAGCATCTAATAAACTATTTTCAACATTTAGAGCATCAATGTTTAATGATACTATTGAAGTTGGATTGTTTACAGATTATGAAGATGTTTCAAACATAAAGAATAGACAAAAACGTATTTCCAGATTAAAACAAGCAGAAGCCAATAAAATTCAAATTGTTGTTTATGGAAGAACAGATTATACAGTTGGTCTTGTTGTTAAAGTTGTAAAATTTAAATCAGCACCAATTGAAAAGAACGACACTGAGAGTTCTCCCGAAAAGATTTTAGATGGACTTATAAGTGGTAATTATTTGATATCTGCAATCAACCATGTTATAGATGTAGAAAAACACGAGTGCCATATGACCCTAATTAAAGATTCACTAATTGTTGATTTAAATAACGTATCATGAACAAATTTTATACAGGTTGCGTAGAAGATAGAAATGACCCACTAAAACTCGGTCGTTGTCAAGTACGTATTGTTGGTCTTCATACAGAAGATAAAACAATACTACCAACTGCTGATTTACCATGGGCATTCCCAGTAACTCCTATTACATCTGCTGGTGTTTCTGGAATTGGTACTACACCAATTGGTCCAGTTGAGGGTTCTTGGGTTCTTATTATGTTTATGGATCCAGACCAACAGATGCCTATTATGATGGGTACTCTTGGTGGTATTTCTCAAATCGCAAATGCAAAAGATGATTCTAAAACAATTCAAGTTGATAGTGTAAGTCCTGATGGAACTATTAACCAGAGTTCAGGCGATCCTGAAGCAACTACTACAAAAACACCAACTAATTTACAAGATGGTAATATTTCAAAACCAGACGAGATTGTTGGTCCACTTGCAAAACTAATTGCTGGTGGTGAATCTGGTTCTGCAGGATATGATGCATTCAATAGAGGTAGTGGAGCACCAAAGGGAACTGGTTCTGTTGGTGGTCAAAAATTATCTTTGACAGATATGACTATCAAAGATATTATGGACAAACAATCTCTTCCGCCAGGAGATCCTAATAGATTATTTGCAGTTGGTAAATATCAATGTATTCCTTCGACTTTAAAAGATGCATGTCAGAAACTTAACATTGATGTAAACCAAAGATTCTCTTCATATACACAAGATCTTATATGTCAAGAATATTTGGTAGCACGTAAACGACCAAGATTACTTGCTTACTATCGCAATCCAAATAAAAATAATGAAACACTTTTAAAAGAAGCTGGTAAAGCACTTGCTGCTGAATTTGCTTCTATTGAAGATCCATTCAATCTTAAATTTCCTTATGGTGGTGAAACTGGAACTTATTACAAAAATGGTAATAGAGTTAAAACATCATGGGATACTATTAAAGAGAACCTAGTTTCTGAATGGGAGTTTAGAAATAATCCTCAGGCTCCACCAGTAACAACAGCAATTGCAAGTGGTGATAAATTTGCTGCTAAAGGTACAGACTATACTGGTGTTCAGAAGTTATTACCAAAAGACGATTCTAAAAAATCTAAACCAACTGAATCTGCTGGTGATAGTCTGGTTGGCGATATAGTTGGAGCTATTGCTGGTGATATTATTCCAGAAGGTTTAGGTGATGGTTTATTTGATGGTGGTTTTGGAGAATTGCTGGGTGGTATAACAGATCTTGGTGGTTTAACTGATTTGGCTGATCTTGGTTTAGATTTCGCTGGTCTTGCTGATCTTGGGCTTGGAAATTTAGCTGATTTAGGATTAGGAGATCTTGGAGATCTTGGAGATCTTGGTGGTTTACTTGGAGATATGGGACTTTCTGGACTTGGTAATCTTGGTCCAGACCTAGTAAGTAATATAACTGAACTGCAAGGACAGATAACTGATTTAACTAAGTCAATCGGTTTAGATTCACCACTAGATGGAATTCTTGGTAAAACTGCCAATGGTGGGTTTAACTTAAATGGAATGCTTACTGATGCTGGATTTAATGTTCAGGGAATTGATGTAAATGGTTTAGTTGCTAAAACAACTGGTATTAATGTAAATAATTTAAATGTCAATAGTTTGGTTTCTCAGGCTACTGGTGTTAATTTGAACAATTTTGCTGGTGGTTTAAATGTTAACAATTTAATTGGTCAATATACTAATGGTGATAGTTTAAATATTAACAACATAATTGGACAGGCTACCCAAGGATTAAATGTTAACAATTTGATTGGACAGGCTGTTAATGCAAGTGGAGTTAATAGTTTACTTGGACAGGTTACTGGAAATGGTTTAAACCTTAATAGTATTCTTGGTCAATCTACTGGGTTAAATCCAAATAATTTATTGGGACAATTTGGTTCTTCATTAAATCAAATTACATCAAGTCTTGGTATTGGTAATCTTTCAGGATCAGTAACTGGATTAGTTGCAAGTCTTGGATTAACATCTTTCACGCCAAATGCTTTGATGGCTGAGTTAACTAAAATTGCTGGATCAACTCCTGGACAAGCAAAAGCAATAGTTTCTAATTTACAAAATGAACCAACGATTCAATTACCAGAAGTTATTGGAGAACAGAAAGCCGATGGTACCATTAGTACTGGTAGTAATGTAGATCCAAATCGTGGTTTCCAAGATCCTAATGGCAGATACCCAAAATATAAAAACGAACAAGATACAAACAGACTTGCTTCTGGAAACAATCTTGGAAGAACTATTGTTCTTGAAAAAGAAGCTGCACTAAAAACTGCAGTACCAATTGCCAATGGTGGTACATGGGATCAAGCACCAGTTCCTTATAATGCTGTTTATCCATATAACAAAGTGACTCAAACTGAATCAGGACATGTGACTGAGTTTGATGATACGCCTGGATCTGAACGTATACATTTCTACCATAAAGCAGGAACATTTACTGAGACCGATGCCAATGGAACACAGGTAAATCGAATAGTCGGTGATGGTTTTGAAATTATTGAACGTAATGGTTTTGTGTATGTGCAAGGCGCATTAAATGTTACTGTTGATGGAGCAATGAATCTTCGTACAGATAACATATTTAATTTAGAAGTTTCTGGCGCAGCAAATATCAACATCTATAATGATGCCAATATTAATGTTAGCGGAAATGCTAATATGGCAGTTGGTGGCGTTTATAATTTAAAAGCGCATCAAATTAATATGGAATCTGACGGACAATTTAATATTAAAGCAGGAAGTGGATTAAATATTCAATCTGATTCTGATTTAAACATCTATTCTGGTGGAACGATTTATAACGAAGCTGACTCTGATATTAATTTAAAATCTGTTGGAGCAATATTCACTGAAACAGATTCTGATGTATATATTAAAGCAGGTGGATTAGTTAATATAGAAAGCGATGAAAGTACCAATATTAATGCAGGTATGAAAGTTAATGTTACCGCTGGCACTAATTTGAATTTAAGTGCGAATATATTTGCAACATTAAGTTCAGAAATTGCTGTTGACATTAATGCAGGAGGCTTCGTTAATGTTGATGGTACAATTATTAACTTAAATAATGGTATTTCAACTGGAGCAGGATCTGCAAAAGGAGCTAAAGGAGCTAAAGGAGCAAAACTGGCAGCGAATGCTGATATTGATTTACCAATTGAAACACGTGGTACTTCTGGTGTAAGTTTCTTACCACCATTAAATGTTGTTACTCGTGGCTCTGAATCGCATTTTGAAACTGACGATACGAGTAGCGGTAAAGATGATCTTGCAACATATCGTTCAAATAGAGTTGCGAATAATGAAAGTTCTGCAACTGGAATAACTTCCAATAAATATATCAAAGATACGTATCAGCCAAAGGGAACATCTTCTGGTTCTATTGATAGCAATGTAAGTGGTATTCTAGATATGTCTTCAAACGCATTTAATTCTGGCATGAGGCTATCTAAACATTGGACTCTTGGTGAATTAACTAAAGGTGGAACTAGAATTCCTAGAATGACTTATGTTGTTCCATCAGTTAAAGGTGGACCAAGAGATATGAAGTTGACTCCACAAGATATTGTTGCTAATTTGAAAATTTTATGTGATACAGTTCTTGAACCAATTACTGAAAAATATGGTAAAGATTCTTTTGTAATAACAAGTTGTTTTAGACGTTGTTCCAATGGACCAAATGATCCAGGAGATCTTGCTTTGAAAGATGCTAGTGGTAATTATATTCCAGAGCATGGAGACCATGTAAAAGGAAGTGCCGTTGACATTACATTTAAAGAAGGTAAGGCTAAAACCTTTGCTGTTTGTAAAGAATTACCAGATGTATTGACGACATGGAATCAAATTATTATGGAATATGATAAAGGTGGTTCTGCTTATTGGATTCATGCTTCTGCCAAACAACAAGGAAACAATGGTCATTGTTTCAGTATGAATAATCACAAGATTTGTGTAGCTGGCGTAAATGCAGGATTTGTGTTGATATAATATGACACTTAAAATAACTCAGTCTAATCTTGTTGGGTTTGAGGCAATCCCAGGAGATGAACTAGATGTAATTAGAGGAGCAACTGGTGGTGAGGATGGTGCTGGTGGTTCAATACCACAAACTTATTTACCAACAGTTTATGAATCAATGCCATATTCTATTGATTTAACATTTGAGGGAATATATGCAGCACCAACTGAACCACCATCTTATACAACTTTACCAGCAACCCTAGTAACTACTACTTTTAATTGGGCTAACGCTGGATTAACATATACACCATTAACTGTTAATAGTATAAGACTATCTGGTGCTTCATCTTATGACTTTAATACTCAACATTATAATTTTGTTAAATCGGATTTAAGTACAGAGATATTACCACCACCAACATCACCACCATTTAATTTAATATATGAATATACTCTACCAACTAATAAATCACAAAAACTTACATATGCTAGTATTTTTGCCACAATTCCTGCAGATCCATATTTACTAACTCCTGGTGGAATAGAAACAGTTGATATGGAGCAATGGATTCATTGGTCATTCGCAAGTGCCAGAGCAAAAGTTTTATTTTTAAGAGCAAATGGTAGCATACCTATTAATTTACCAGCTAAAGCATAAAGGGTTATAATAATGTTTGCAGTTTCAAGAGTTACAGATACCGTTGCATCGCCAACTGGTACAGGATGGAAATGTCTAATGCCAACTACAACAGTAATTGTTGGTCCAGGAACTCCTACAGTATTAGTAAACTATTTACCAATTGCTGGTTCAGGAGATGCAGTAATGCCCCATCTGGGTGCTTTCTGTCATCCAGACATATCATTTATAATTGGGACTGGTTTTACAGTTCTTGCTGGTTATAGACCAGTAGCAACGATTGGAGATGAAGCATTTGGATCTGATCTACCAAATTTTATAATAAGAGGTTCTTTTAATGTTCTTGTTGGATAATAAGACGCAACTATTGTCCTAAATAATAATATGGCACGAAACACTAGAATTTTCACTGATTTAGATCTTAATTTCTCGGCTCATCCTGTTACAAAAGACGTAACAGTTAAAACTGATGAACAAGCAATTAAGGCATCGATACGTAATCTGATTTTAACATCAAATTATGAGAAACCATTTCACCCAGAAATTGGTTCTCCGATTAAATCGCTTTTATTTGAACCAGCAACTCCGCTTCTACCAATTATTCTGAAGAAAGCAATTTCTCAGACTATAACTAATTTTGAACCAAGAGTTAATCTTACAAATGTAACGGCAAATTTAAGTGCTGATAATAATGATGTTTATGTAACAATAGAATTTACAATAGTCAATACTAGCACAATTTTAAGTGTTGATTTAATACTTACCAGAACGAGATAAAATATGGCAATCGATAGCAAAAGAATTCAAGTTAGTGAATTAGATTTCGATCAAATTAAATCTAATTTAAAGAACTTTATGAAGGGTCAAAGTACCTTTACGGACTATGACTTTGAGGGTTCTGGACTTTCTACTTTATTGGATGTTCTGGCTTATAATACCCATTACAATGCTCTTTATACAAATTTGGCTATAAATGAGATGTTTTTAGATTCAGCTAGTAAAAGAGCAAGCGTAGTTTCTTTGGCTAAGTCTTTGGGTTACACTCCAACTTCTGCAACTGCTGCAAGAGCAACAGTTAATATGCAAGTTACACATCCAACTTCTACTCCGTATTCTCTTACACTCCCCCAGTATTCTGCATTTGGTACTACGATTAATGGTAATTCATATACGTTCTATAATATGGATGCGGTTACTATTATTCCTCCAAATGGAATTTATACATTTACAAATTTACAATTGATCGAAGGAACGCCATTAAGTTTTAAATACACTGTTGTTGATGGACAGAAATATATTATTCCAAACCCAAATATTGATATGTCAACACTTAGAGTTCGTGTTCAAGAATCTTCTAGTTCAGATACATTTACAACATTTATACCAGCTGTTTCTTTAGTTCAACTAGCCTCTGATAGTAATGTATATTTTTCTAAAGAAATTGATAACGGATTATTTGAAATTGTTTTTGGTGATGGTATTGTTTCAACTGGGCTAATGAATGGTAATGTAGTACATCTTGATTATTTTGTTACTAAAGGCTCTATTGCAAATGGCGCACGTCAATTTGTTTATAATGGATCAACGCTAATCGGTGGGCGTCCAGTTATAACAACTACAAGTTATGCAACAGGTGGAACTGCTGCAGAAAGTATAGATAGTATTAGATTTAATGCACCAAGATTATATGCTGCACAAAATCGCGCAGTCACACCAGACGATTATAAAGCATTAATATATGGATCATTTCCATACATTTCTTCAGTATCAGTTTGGGGTGGTGAGGATAATAATCCTCCAGTTTATGGGAAAACTTATATCTGTGCAAAACCAACCAATGCTATTAAATTAACTAATCAACAAAAATCTGATATTACAAGTACTTTACTATCTTCACGAAGTGTAGTATCAATTTCTCCAGTTATTGTTGACCCAGAATATATTAATATTGCACTAAATGTTGCAGTATATTATAATGATAGAAAAACAATTCAAACTGCTGCTCAAATAGCATCTTTAGTTACTGATACAATTTTTGCATATGATAGTTCAACTCTACAAAAATTTGATGGTGTTTTTCGATTCTCTCAATTAAGTCGTTTAATTGATATATCAGATCCATCTATTGTAAGCAATATTACAACAGTTATATTAAGAAGACAAGTATCACCTCGTTATAATGTGTCTGCTGAATATTCTATAAGACTCGTTAATCCAATTTTTTCTGCAGGCGTACCAGAAGATGCAATTTCTTCTTCTGGCTTTTATATAAAAGGTAGTAGTCAAGTACACTACATACAAGATGACGGTATTGGTAATATTCAACTTTATTATTTCACAGCATCAAGAAGTGCTGTCGCTGGAAGCACAAAATTTGTAGTTAATCCAAAAATTGGTACAGTTGATTATGCTGATGGAATTATTAATATTAAAAATTTAAATATTACTGCACTTGCAGAAACTGATTGGGAAATTGCAATCAAACCTCAATCAAACGATGTGGTTTCTGCGTACACTCAAATCGCTCAAATTGCACGTGATTATGTAACAGTAACAGCAATACCAGATCAAACTGCCAATGGCGATTTGCGTGGTGGAAAGAACTATACATTTACATCTAGCAGAAACTAATGATTACAAGACCTAAAGTTTCTTCCCTGTTACCATCACAGGTTCCTGAATTCGTCAGGGAAGACTACACAACATTTGTTGAGTTCCTACAAGCGTATTATGAGTTTGTAGATCAAAACTATAATACAGACTTTACTGTTTTAAAAGATTTAGATAAAACTCTCGACCATTTCATTGATCATTTTAAAAATGAATTGGCATTTAATATACCATTCACTGTTGTAAATGAAAGATTTTTATTAGAAAGAATTAAAGATCAATACCTAGCCAAAGGTTCTGAAGCATCTTTTAAATTATTGTTTAAACTTCTTTTTAATAAAGAAGTGACTGTTGGATATCCAGCGAAACAAATTTTACGTGCATCAGATGGTAAGTGGAATCAAGATGTTTCTATATTTGTATATGTAAATGCTGGTAATCCAGATAATATTATTGGGAAAATTGTTGATGTAGTTACACCAAATAAAATTATTAGAATTCAGGTAGATAAAAAACATACTGTTGAAATTGAAGTAGACCAAGTTGTTCAAATTTCAGAACACATATATGAATTATTCATTGACAGAAGGTTTTTTGGTAATATTAGTGTTGGTGATAAAATTCGTTATGGTAATGTGTTTGATGCAACTGTTTTACCCACAACATCTAACATTACAGTTCAAGTTTCAGGCAAAAAATTTAAAGTTGGAGAATTATATTCCATTGTAAATGGTAATGGGCTTGGTTCAGTTGTAAAAATAAAAAGAGTTAATTCACTAGGTTCTATTGAAGCACTTGAGTTTGTAAAATATGGTGTAGGATATGCAACAGATTTTACTGCAACATTATATCCGTATTCAGAAAGACCTCCAGAAGCAAGTCAAACTAATCTCACTACTACAAAAGTTGGTACTGTTTCTAGTATCTATTATAAAGAACCAACTAATGGTTTCTATGAACAGGGAACAATCAATTATCTTGATTACGTTGCTCAAACTGCGCAAGAAATTATTTCCCAAGGTGTAGGATTAGCCTGGGATGGAACATATAATGGTACTGTTGTTCGTGAATTTTTCGTTGATAATAAGAGCGTAGTTTTAGATCCAACTTCTCCTGCTGTTGTTAAAATATCATTAAACTCATTAACGAAATATCCAGGATATTATACAACAAATGATGGATTCTTGGATGATGCGATTTATATTCAAGATAGTCGTTACTATCAGGCATTTGCATATGTTCTTAAAATTGATGAAAGATTAAATACATATCGTTCTGCTGTTAAAACAATGGTTCATCCAGCTGGTATGGCATTGTTCGGTGAGTATGATATTAGAAATGAATTTGATACAGGAACTTCTTTAGAATTTGCATTAAAAGCATTTTTCTTTAATCATCGTGATGAAGTTTTTGCAACAGAACAAAGTAATCTTGGTATAACGCTTAACAAAGGTTTTGGCTCTGATCCAGGAATAGATTGGTTAGCTGGTGCTACTGTTAGCATTGGAGATTACATTAATTTTGGTGGTCGAAGATATCTAGTTTCTTCTAATGGAATTTTAGGTTCTTCTTCTCCAGTACACACATCTGGATCAGCTTCTAATGGCTCTGCAATATTAGATTTTGTTGGATACTCTAATGTAGATAAAGTTGTTCCATTAGAAACGCATACATATAATTTTAATAAATTAGTTGATGAAACGACCAGAAATTTAGATTATGTTCAAGATCCACAATCAGTTATAATAGTTGATTCAGATGGATTGTTGAATTATTCAATTAGAACTATACCAAACTATACAGTTGGTAAAACACTTGGTTCTAATCTATTATATACATTAGTTTCTGATACAAATATAACAATACCAAGCGATTCGATACAACCATTTAGCATATCTAAAGCATTAGATGATGCTCCAGTACTTTCTGAATCTATAGATACAAAAGATTCAACTAAAGCACTAGATGATAGTCAATCAATAAATGATACAACTGGGGAAGATTCATCGAGAACTGTCCCATATATTGCGCTAAATATGTATATTACTGGTTCGCATGTCGCTACACCAACTGATAGTGGAGGAAATTACTGGTTCAATCCATATACAGATCCCTATCCAGTATCAAATTCATATTTTTCGAACGATAGCGGAAATTACACAGAAGGCGAAAGTGCCTTTACAGGATAATTAATAAAGGAGACTCCTATGAACATAAAAGAAAATTTAAAAGCAACTGGTCGTTTAACTATTACAGTTTTTGACAGAGATGGAAATTTAAAAGAAACTAAGACAGTTCCAAACTTAGTTGTTACTGTTGGTAAAAATTATATTGCAAGTCGTATGGCTGGTACAGCATCCACTGTAATGAGTCACATGGCTATTGGTGCTGGCGTAGTTAGTCCAGCTGCAGGAGACACTACACTAGGTTCTGAACTTGGTCGTGCATCTTTAACATCATTTACAGCATCTACAAATACAGTTACAGCGACCGCTACATTTAATGCGGGTACTGGTACTGGCGCTGTTACAGAAGCTGGTATTTTAAATGCTTCTTCTGGAGGAACCCTGCTTTGCCGTACTACTTTTCCAGTAGTCAATAAAGCTGCAGGTGACTCTATTGCTATTACTTGGGTTGTTACAGTAAGTTAATTAAAAGAAAACAAAATGCCAATTACATCTTCTTTAATGAAGTCCACTCTGCACAATTCTATTGCAGATGGTATATATAATGAAATAATCACAAAGTCTTCAAGATATTATTATTTCTTGGGAAGAACATTGGCATGGGAAAATGATTTAACCCCACCTGCACCAGTTGACAGTCATGCTTATGAGTTTAATACTCGTAATGAAATTATAACGATGAAACAAATTAATGAAACAGATGTTTCTTATGTAGTTCCACGATATAACTGGATAAGTGGAACTGTTTATGATCAATATGATGACCAATATTCAACTGAAGTGCAGGGTATTAATTTATTCAATGGTGGTTATGGCTATGGCTCTGCTCCAAATGTATATGTAGGATCCTATGGTGCTAAAAACTGGGCATCAAATACTGCATATGTTTATGGAGATATGATTATTACAGCAGCTTCTAAAGTTTATGTTGTGACGGATCCAGGAACAAGTGGCGCTACTGCTCCAATATTTACAACTGGTACTGCTTTAAATGGTACAGTGACTTTACGTTACATTAGCCATCATGATCAAAATGGAAGTGGTGCCACTGCTGAAGCAACAGTTTTAGATGGCGCTGTTGTCGATATAACACTTACTCGCAAAGGTATTGGTTATACAGGTAATCCAACAGTTACTATTATCGGTGGTGGAGGTAATGGTGCAGATGCTCAAGGTGTTGTAATTGTTTCTCCATCACTTAAACAAAGATTAGAAGATTGTAATTTTTACGTAGTTACTGATGAATTTAATGTTTATCAATGCATTGATAATTATAGTGGAGCATTTTCTACAATTAAACCTACTGGAACATCTTCAGATTTTTTAAAGACTTCTGATAATTATATTTGGAAATTTCTTTACAGTATTCCAATTGCTTTAAGAAATAAATTTTTAACAGATGCGTATATGCCTGTTATTACTGCTTTAAGAAATCAATTCTATTCAGCTGGTGTATTAAATACTATTAAGATCGATCAGGCTGGATCTGGTTATACATCAGGAAACATACTCGTTCAGGGTGATGGAACTGCAACATCTGAACCCAAATATATTACTTCATATTCAAGAGTTTCAGGTGGATCTGGTTATACGACTGTAACGCTTACAGTTGATCCTCCATTTGATGGTGTTTCACCATGGTTACCTTCGCAGTTAGTTTTGATTGGCCAAAAATTATCTTACCAAAATAATATCTATAAAGTTGCAGTTTCAGGAACTACTTATACGATTGGACCGATTCATCGAAAAGGTATTGTTGCTAATGGATCATCATCATTAGAATATATTGGAACTAATATAACTGCCGATGCAATCATATCTAGTGGTGTTATTACTAATTTAAATGTTTATGGAATGCTCAGAGATACAGAAATAATTTCAAATGGATCAGGATATACATCTGCACCAACTGTTACGTTTTCTGGCGGAAATGGTATTTCGGCAACTGGACTTGCGGTTTTGCAAAACGGATCTGTTACAAAAATTATAATTACAGATCCTGGAATCAATTATATTTCTGCTCCAACTATTACAATAGGAAATTTATGGACAGCATCAACTTCGGTTAATATCGGTGACCAGATTTTTTATTCAACACGTCTTTATACTGTAACTGGCGCAGGAACTACTGGCTCAACTGCACCAGTTCATCTATCTGGATCTGCATCAAATGGTACAGCTACTTTAAAATATGCAGGAATACCTGCAACAGCACTTGCATTTATAAAATATGGTTCTGGATATTCAGCATTTCCACAGACTACAATAACTGGTCCGACGGGTTCTGGTGCTTCTATTTCTTTTAGTGGTATTAAAACTGAAGCAAAACTATTACCAATATTTGCAAGTGATTCACTTGGACAAGAATGGCAAACTGTAACAGCTTATGGGGTTGGGTTAAAAATTTGGTATTCTAATAGATTATATACAGTTACTACTGCTGGAACTAGTGGAGCGATATACCCAACACATAGTTCTGGATCTACATCAAATGGTAGTTGTATTTTAAAATATGAAGGTAGTTTCGGACAGTTAATTGGCGTTCAGATAGATGATCCAGGAGTTGGTTATACATATGCTACTTTAACAGTTACAGGTACTGGATCTGGCGCAGCAGTTTCTGCAGATCTTTCTCCAGGAAATATTGATTCGCTGCAAGCAAATATTGAACTGTTGGCAGTCGATGGTAGGATTGTTAATTGTCCAATAATATCAGGTGGATATAATTATACAACTGCCACTGTTACAATAACTGGTGATGGTTCAGGTGCTACTGCAACTGCACAAATAGCAAATGGCTCAATTACTCGCCTAAATATAACTAATTATGGTTCTGGATATCGCAAGGCAACTATTACTATTAGTGGTAATGGATATGGAGCTAAAGCAAGAGCAATTATTGGACCATATGGTGGTTATGGAAAAGAAGCCCTAAATAATTTGTATGCTACAACTTTAATGTTTTACAGTAATATTTCTTTAGATAAAAATCAAGGATTTAATGTAAATAATGATTATCGTCAGGTTGGTATTATTAAATCTCCAAGACAATATAGTAATACAAATAATTTAACCTCAATTTTGGCATCAGCATGCTGGGTAATTTCTGGAATAACTAATCCTACGTTATTTCCACCAGATTCAATTATAACCAGAGTATCAGATTCTGTGAAATTTAGAATTGTAACAAATACTTCAGCAGCTCTTTTAGTTCAGTCTATAGATAATGCTATCCCAGTTATCGGTAATATATTTTCTAATTCTGGATCAGATTTATTTGTAGTTACTGCGGTATCTCCTCCAACGGTAGATAAATATTCTGGAGATTTATTGTTTATAGATAACAAAGCTGCATTTACACCAACAACCGATGAAATTGTTACACTTAGAACTGTTCTTAGGTTCTAATAAATAATAAAGAATTACTTACAGGACAAAGTTTACAATGTTAGATTTTAATACAGAACCTTATAATGATGATTTTGACGAAAATAATAAATTCTATAGAATTTTGTTTCGTCCAGGATTTGCTGTACAAGCTAGAGAATTAACTCAGCTACAAACTATACTTCAAAATCAAATTTCTCGTCAGGGTAATCACCTTTTTAAAGAAGGTTCAATGGTAATTCCTGGACAGATTTCTTTAGATACAAAATATAATTATGTAAAATTACAAATTTTTAACTCCGCTGGTGATATAACTGAATCATTCGTTCAGAATTTAGCTGGAGCTACACTTATAGGAACATCTGGTGTAACTGCAGAAGTATTAACTGTTGTGAGTGCTTCTGGTGCTGATCCAACAACTCTTTATATAAAATATACATCATCAGGAACAAATAAAACAACATCTAAATTTTCTAATGGTGAAGTTTTAACTACATCTGATTCTGCATACACTGTTACTGCATTAACAAGTAATGCTGTTGGTACTGGATCCTCTGCTACAATTGAACGTGGTGTATATTTTGTAAAAGGGTTTTTTGTTCTTTGTGATCAACAAACTATTATTTTAGACAAATACACCAATTCACCATCATATCGTGTTGGTTTAACTGTTACTGAAACAAAATTAACTCCAGAAGATACTGGATATGAACAGCTTTTAGATAATGCACAAAATTCTTTCAATTATGCAGCTCCAGGAGCACATCGTTATTTTATTGACTTAACACTAGCAAAAATTCCACTGTTAACAGATGCATTTAGTTGGGCTGCTGGATTAACAGTTGCAAAGGGAGATGTTGTTAAAAATAATGATATTTATTATCAAGTAACAGTCGCTGGTAATCTGGGTTCTTCTGCACCTAGCCATACATCTGGTTCTACTAGTAATGGCACATCAACATTACAGTTTATTGAAATATACACTGAATCAACTGACACTGATTCAGATTCTGGATTTATTGAACTTCTTTCAACAGCTGCTGGACAAGTTAAACGTGAAGTTAGTACATCTTCTTATGCTGAAATTGAAAAAACATTGGCTCGTCGTACATATGATGAATCTGGAAATTATATAACTAAACCATTTACTATTGAGGTTCGTGAATATAGAAATAATGAACGTAAACAGTGGACGCAAGGAACTTCTTATTTAATTGGTGATGTGGTTACAAATAACAGTATTACATATGTTGCTAAAAATAGTGCAACATCTGGAATAGTTCCACCGACACATACTTCTGGAATTGTCACTGATGGTACTGTAAATTGGGAATATAATATGATGCCATATTATAATCGTGGAGTTTATACCCCATCTAATTCAGAAAACATTACTGTAAATCAAGAAAACGAAGCAAAATTAGCCATTGGTTTAGAACCAGGAAAAGCCTATGTGCAGGGTTTTGAAATTCAAAAAATTGCAACTGAATATGTTACTATTGATAAAGCACGAACTTATGATCAAGTCAACAATAGTTATCTAAGCACCAAACTTGGTAATTTTATTTATGTAACAAATCTTAATTCACTACCACCATTTGATTCATCAACTGGTTGTCCAGAAATCACAATCTATAATAGATTCACTTCTTCTGTTGGTGTAGCACCAAATAATTCTAATGTTGCAGCTACTGTTGCTATTTCTTCTACAGGAGGGCAGTTTACATGCGGTAACTCTACTTTAGTTGTGGGTGATTTAATTACTATTACTGGTACAAAAGCTGGAAGTTCTACGTTCACTGGTTATGTTTCTGGAACAACTTATAAAGTTTCTTCTGTCACTGGTACATCGCCAAATGTAACTGGGTTTACTTTAACAACTACTTCTGATGTCGCATTAACAACTGTAGCTGGTACTCTAACTGGATTAACTTATACTGTTGCAAGCGCAACTGCAATTGGCACTGCTCGTGTTCGTGGTATTGAATATGACAGTGGTACTGCTGGAAGTCAGACAGCAATATACAAATTATATCTGTTTGATATAAATGTTACTGCTGGATATGATATAAGTCGTGATGCTAAATGTTTTTACTATAATCGTTCAGATTCTAATCTAAACTTTACCGCAGATATTAAACCAATGACTTTGGACTTAGTTGGTTCAGCAACAACTTATAATTCTTATCCAACTAAAGGTGCTTCTACTTCATTGACTGGTATTGGTTCAGCATGGAAAGGTGGAACGCTAACAAGTCCATTACTTAAAGTTGGAGACTATATTTATGTAGGTTCTTCTTCAAATATTCGTAGAGTGGTAACTGTTACAAGTAATGGAGTTATCGTTGTTGATTCTTCAGTTACAGTTGATGGTGGAATCATTAGTTTAGTTACATCTAAAGTGCAAGAGCCAGCAAATAATTCATTAATATTCTCTCTACCAAACTATGCTATCAAATCTGTTCGTGATGCAAATAATTCGAATCAGATTATATACTATACAATGAAATATATTTCTGCCAGTACTGGTAGTAGTATCGGTAGTGGAAAATGTGAATTAACAATTAATAGTGGCGGTGGAGTTTTTGCAGAAACTACAGAAATAGATAATTATATTTTAATGTATAATGATTCTAGTGCAGGTGGTGCTGTAATTGATCCAATTTCTGCTTCTGGTGCAGGAACTTCACAGGTTAAGTTTTTACTCTCTGATTCTTATGCAAATAAGAATTTCACCGTCATGGCCACAATTAAAAAGATTGGAACTGATGGTGGAGAGAAAACGAAAACTCTTCAGACAGTCACTCAAACATATACTACACAAGCATCTGCAACCAATTCTATTATATCATTGGGTAAAGCCGATATATTCAGAATTAAATCCATCAAGATGGATACGGGTTCTTTTGCTTCGCCAACTGGTACTTATGGATTCAACATTTATGATCGTTATAATTTTGATAATGGTCAGCGTGACGAATATTATGATGTGGGTAAATTGTTCTTAAAGCATTCTTATTCACCTCCTTCAGCGCCTATTTCTGTTGAATTTGAATATTTCTCACATGGTGGTAGTGGAGATTATTTCACTATAAATTCATATGGTAATCAAGTTCGTGTAAACGATATTCCTTCATATAATGGAGTATCATTACGTGATGTATTGGATTTCCGTCCAAGAATTGCAGATGCTGGAGATGTATTTACAAGTACAGGTTCTTCTTTCTCTTTAACACCGAAACGTGGTCAGGATATTACTGTAAGTTATTCATACTATCTGCCAAGAAAAGATAAAATTGCAATTAGTCAAAATGGTGTATTTTTTGATGTTGCAGGAGTTCCTGCATTAGTTCCAGGTGAGCCATTAGATCCAGCAGTTGGTATGGTTCTCTACAAATTAACGCTAGAGCCATATACATTTGGAACAACAAATTCAAATATTATTATTGATCAAATTGATAACAAGCGTTATACAATGCGAGATATTGGTAATTTAGAAAAACGTATTGATAACTTAGAATACTATACGTCTTTAACTTTATTGGAACAAGAAACCAAAGGATTACCAATTACCGATGCCAATGGTCTTGATAGATTTAAAAATGGATTTATTGTAGATTCATTTACTGGACATAATGTAGGTAATGTACTATCTCCAGATTATTTGTGTTCTGTCGATATGCAGAATGGTGAGTTACGCCCATTCTATAATATTAATAATGTAAATTTAATTGAAAGTATTTCTAGCGATAATGATCGTACAACAGCTGGATATAAACTTTATGGTGATGTAATTACATTACCTGTTGTAGATCATATTCCTATTGTTAAACAAATTTATGCTTCTCGTTTAGAGAACATTAATCCATTTGCTATTTTTACATTCCTCGGTGATATTAAACTCAACCCATCTTCAGATGATTGGTTTGAAACACAACGTGCTCCAGATATTATTCGCAACGTAGAGGGTAATTTCAATACAATTGCAGCACTTGCTACTCAAGCAGGTATCCTAGGAACTATCTGGAATGCATGGCAGGTTACTTGGGTTGGGCAAGTAGTTCCAGTTGGTGGAGCTTTAGTTCAGTATACTACAGGCAATAACTGGGCATCCCAGGGGTACATGGGTGACTCTACAGGAAAAAACGTTGGTACTGGAGCAGCTATCTATATTAATGTAAATGAATTTAATCAGCGTTTCGGTGGTGGTGGCTCTGGTCCAGCACGTCAAGTTTTTGTTACAACTGAAGCACAAACTATTTCTAGATCTAGACTAGGTGTTAAATCAACACTCGCAGTTCAGATGGACAGACAAATTATTGATGATAAAGTTATCTCAACTACTGTAATACCATATATCCGTAAACGTAACATATTAGTTCAGGTTAAAAAATTAAAACCAAATACAACATTCTATCCTTATTTTGATAATATTGATGTTAAATCTTATTGCACTCCATCATCTACCATTACATATACATTACCAACTGCAACGTCAACAGATTTTGAAACTTCAAAGAACTCTGGTAGTTTAGCAGCTGACCCAGCACGTGTAATTAATACAACAGCTGGTATATTTAATTCAGATTATGGTGGTAATATGTGTCTGAATATTGGTGATGTTATTACTGGACAGTCTTCAGCTGCAACTGCAGTTGTAGTTGGAAGAGAATATGATTCAGATAGCGGAATTAGAAAATTACACGTAATGAATATAAAGGGTACGTTTACTGTAAGCGAAACAATCCTTGGATCTATTTCAGGTGCGCAGGGAACTGTTACAGTTCGTGAAGGTAACAGAGTACAAGGTGGTAATTTAATTACAAATGGTTCTGGAGATCTTAACTTTGTATTCTTTATTCCTGATAATGATAATATTAGATTCCGTACAGGAACACGTGAATTTAAATTACTTGATGTAAGTACTGTAAATGGACAGCAAACATCTTCAGCTAAAGTTCAATATGAAGCCAAAGGTATTTTAGAAACTAAACAACAAACAGTTCTTTCTGTCCGCAATGCTCAAATTATTCAAGAGATTGTCAATGAGAATGATACTGTCACTAAAACTATTGATCGTATTGCACGAGATACTGGTTGGTATGATCCATTGGCACAAACATTCTTGGTTCAATCTAAAGGTGGCGCTTTCTTAAGTAAAGTAGATATTTTCTTTGCGACTAAGGATACTAAAATTCCTGTTACTTTACAAATTCGTGAAGTTGTAAATGGTTATCCAGGTAAACGTATTCTACCATTTTCTGAAGTTACATTAAAACCAGAGCAGGTAAATATTTCTGGTACTACTGTTGCAATGACTGATGGTTCAGGGTCAAACTATCCAAAGTATGATACACCAACTACATTTACTTTCCCAAGCCCAATATATGTTCAGGATAATACTGAATATTGTATCGTGTTGGCTTCTGATTCAAATAATTATAAAGTTTGGATTAGTCAGATGGGTGATCAAATTCCAGCATCTTCAAGAACTATTTCTGAACAACCATACGCTGGTGTACTATTTAAATCTCAGAATGCTTCTACATGGACAGCTAATCAAGATCAAGATTTGAAATTTACTGTTTATCGTGCGAAATTTGATATTCTTGCACAGGGTAGTGTTGTATTTACAAATGATGTTTTACCAGTTCAAATTATTGATACAAAACCTTTTGAAACTGTTTCTGGAACCAATAAACTTCGTGTATGGCATCGTGATCATGGAATGTTTGTAAATTCTAAAGTTCAGTTCGATAATGAAGATACTACAGTTTATGCTGGAAAAACTTCTTCTGGTGGTACTATTACATGTTCAACTTCAAGTACTACGGTAACTGGTATTGGAACATTGTTTATTGATGATTTTACTGCAGCAAATGCAGCGTTATTTAGAGCAAGCGATGGTAAACTTATCGGTATCGTTGATCATTTAACAAATGACACTACTTTGGTATTAAAAGCCAATGCTTCTACAACTATTGTAACTGGTGTTGCTTATAGATTTGCACTTCCAATAAATGGTATTCCAGTTACTGAAATCTATAAAAATACTCTTGGTAATGCAATTACTCATACAATTACTGATGTTGATTTAGATTCTTATGTAATTCAGGTTACTACAAATGCATCTATTACAGGTTATACTGGCGGTGATACAGTTCGTGCAGGAAACAACGTAATATATGATATCGTTCAGCCAAGCGTACAATGTCAGAATTTCTCAGAAACTAGATGCGATTTCACTTTGGCAACTGCTTCAGGTAAATCTGTTGATGGATCTGAGTCTCCTTATCTTGTTGGAGATTACTATGGCGTAATTCCAAATGATAATAACTATCTGTATTCTCCAGCTGTAATTGGATCTACCGTTAATGAAGATAATTATATTGTTCAGTCAATCCTAAATTCAGGTAAGAAATCTGTTTATTTGCAAGCATCTATGTCAACTACAAATGATGCACTGTCTCCACTAATTGACACCCACAGAACTTCATTGATTGCTATCTCAAACAAGATAAATAGTCCAAGAGAAGATAATATTAACGTAGCTGAGATTGACAACAGAACTTTATTCACTGGTGCAACTGGTGCTTATACTTTCGCTGGATCTACAATTACTACTAGCAACGCTACAGTTTCTGCATTGATTCAAACTGTTTCTGTTGGTAAATATATCACAGTATCTAGTGCAACTACTGCTGGTAATAATGGCACTTATCTAGTTACTGGAGTAGCTGGTGATGGTGCAACTACTGGAACTATTACTATTAGTGGAACTTTTACAAATAATGAATCCGCTGCATCAGGAACTACAGTTAAACTAAGAAATTTGTTTGTTGATGAGATTGCTCCAAGAGGTAGTTCATCAGTTAACAAGTATATTTCCAAGGCAATTAAACTGGCGAATCCTTCCAACTTCTTTAGGATTCGTTTATCTACTAACTGTCCAAACGAAGCTGATGTTTTAGTATATTATAAAATAAATCCAGTTGGTACGACTCGAGATTTAGAGACAGTTAACTGGACTGTGACTGACCCAGATGTAGCAATCAAGAAAGTTCAAAATGGTGTAAATGCTTTCTATGATGTAGATTATTCTGAAGATGGCTTAGTTCCTTTCGATGCAATTGCAGTTAAAATTGTAATGCAGTCTACCAATAGTTCTGCGGTACCAAGAATCAAAGATCTCAGAATTATAGCATGTGTGTAATATGACAAAATTTTTGAAAGTGACTGGAAATGACGGATTGGTCAGAGATTCTGAAACCTTAGCTATCCTAAATACTAATAGTTCAGAATATGAAAAATATGTCGCCCAAAGAGAATCTCTCAGAAAAACCAAAGATGAAATGGGTCGTCAGGCAGACGAGATAAATAATATAAAACAAGATTTGAATGAAATCAAGCAAATGCTACAGGCATTAATAAAAGGATAAGGAAACATGTCAACTATAACCTTAAGAGCCACTAAAGGATCGCCACTTACCAATACAGAAGTGGATAATAACTTTAGTAATTTAAATACTGATAAGTTAGAATCTAGTTACGCTGGAGCAATGAATAGCCTTACTGGTGGTTCATCTATCGTTACAGTTAGTTCTACAACTGGTATTACAACTGGCGCATGGAAAGCCACTGCAATTGGTGCTGCATATGGCGGTACTGGTGTTGCAAATAATGCTGCGAGTACTTTAACAATTTCTGGCGCATACGGAACTACGCTGACTGTATCAGGAACTACGTCTCTTACTTTGCCTACTTCTGGCACTATTGCTACTTTAGCTGGTACAGAAACTTTTACAAATAAGACATTAACTTTCCCGACAATTGATAATATCAAGTTAGGTTATTCCACAACTGCAACTGCAGCAGGAACAACTATTTTATCTTCTACAAGTAACAGTCAACAGTTTTTTACTGGATCTACCACTCAACAGGTAAATTTACCAGATACTTCTACTCTGTCAACTGGTGTATCTTATACGATCGTTAATCAAAGTTCTGGCGTAGTTACTGTTAAAACCACATCTGGTACAAATTTAGTTTTTGCAGTTCCTGCATCAACTCAGGCTACATTTTATTGTATCAGTACTTCTAATAATAATGCTGCATCATGGTATTATAATGCTGGAGCAACTTCTGGTTCAACAAGTATTATTACTTTAGGTACTATTACTACTGGTACTTGGAATGGTACTGCGATCAGTGTTGGTTATGGCGGTACTGGAGCATCATCTTTAACTGCTTATGCGGTTCTTTGTGGAGGAACTACTTCAACTGGTGCAGTTCAAGCAGTCGCTTCTGTGGGTACAGCTGGTTATGTTTTAACATCTAATGGTGCTGGCGCACTTCCTACTTTTCAATCTGCAGCAGGTGGTGTTACTGTTACTGATGACACATCAACTAATAGCAACGCAAGATATCCACTCTTTACATCAGCTACTTCTGGCTCTGTAAGTGGCACAAACGTATCAACTACAAAGTTATATTTTAACCCAAGTACTGGTACTTTAAACGCAACAAACTTTAACTCTCTGTCTGATGAAACGCTAAAGACAAATATTACACCTATCGTAAATGCAACAGATATCGTTCGTGCATTGAATGGTGTTGAATTTGATTGGACAGATACTGGCGATAAATCGTCTGGTGTTATTGCTCAGCAATTAGAACCAATTCTACCGCATCTAGTTAATACTAACGAAGAAGGTATTAAGTCTGTTAACTATCAAGGTATTACTGCGTATTTAATTGAAGCGTTCAAAGAGATCGATCAAAGATTACAAAACTTAGAAGCAAAATAAAATGGCTTTCCAAATAAATGGTACAAATGTTATTGCTGATACAACAGCAGCAACAATAGATAACATTAATATTAATGTTGCGACCAGAGATGTTCAGGCAGGAACAACAGCATATGGTACCAGTGTGTATCAAGGTACTATAAGTGGATATTCTCATGGTGGGGCTGGTCCTACAAGTCCAAGTCCAGTAGGATCTATAAAAATTGAGAAATTTTCGTTTCCGTCAAATGCTAATGCTACTTCTGTTGGATCCTTAACCAAAGGAAGATATACTTCTTCAGGTGTAGGTTCTACAGTTAGTGGATATACTATGGCTGGATATACTGCAGATATGGATGGCCGAGCTTCAGTAAATACAACTTATGAGAAGTTTTCTTTTGCATCTGATGGTAATGGTGTTGGTGTTGGTAGATTGACAGTTGGTAGATGGAGACCATTTGGTGGTAGCGCATCTTCAACATATGGTTATACTGGTGGTGGTATTAATCCAGATCTTGGACCAAATAGTTCTACAGTAAGTAACTATGAGAAATTTCCATTTTCGTCAGATGAAAATATGGCAATTGTAAATACTTTGTTGTGGTCGGCAAGTGGATTAAATATGGGTGCCACGTCTTCAGTGAGTGGATACATAATTGGCGATCAGCCTGCTTTTCCTGGTGGTGCAACTGGTATTATTCAAAAATTCCCATTTGCAACAGACTCAACAACAACTTTAGTTACATCTTCAATGGTAGTATCAAGAAGAACTTACGCACAAGGTAATGGAGTTTCTTCAACAAATTTTGGATATGTTTCAGGTACCAGTGCACCATCACAGCCTGCAACATATGGTGTTTCTAATCAAATGAAACTAATAGAAAAATTTGCATTCGCATCAGATGGTGCTTCTACTGCAGTTGGTCAATTAACATTGGCCAGATATGGTTCCAGTGGACAATCTTCAACAATTAATGGTTACTGTTCTGGAGGTTATGGTGGAACTCCAGTAGCAGCAGTATCACTTGTTATTGATAATTGGCCATTCTCATCAGATTCAAACGCAACTTCTGTTGGACAGTTAGTTACTGGCAGAGAAGAACAAGCTGGATCACAAGCAAGATCACCGAGTTAAAAAAATGACATATCAAATATCAGGTACAACAGTTATTAATGATTCGTCTGTTACTAGTTTTCCCACATCAATTAGTACAACGGGATCTATAGCGTTTAGTTCAAATGATACGTTCCAAGGAACTGTGGCAGGATATACTTCTGCTGGTTGGAGTCCATCACTGTATCCCACCAACCCTAATGGATATTTCGCTTCTATTCAAAGAACTTCATTTACATCAGATGGTAATTCCATTGTAACTGGAGCTTTATCTCGAGCTATACGAGATGGCGGTGGATGTTCTTCTGATAGTAATGGTTACCATGCTAATGGATTTAATTCAAATCCTGGAGCTGGACAGATAGAAAAATTCCCATTCGCAAGTAATGCCAATTCAAATGTCGTTGGACAAATGAATGGTTGGTCTCATGGTGTTTCTTCTTCTTCAAGTATTCCATATGGATATGGATATATAATGGGTGGCGCTGGTTCAGGACAGCCAAACCCACAGCCATATCCAGTTACACCAGATGGATATTCAAATAAGATATCAAGATTTCCATTCGCAATAGAAACAAATTCCACACTTATGGTTGGAACTTTATCTGTATCAAAAGGTTTTGGAAGTACTGGACATTCTTCACCTCTAGCTGGTTGGGCGGTAGGTGGATGGACTCCAGCTGGCGTAGGTCTTAGTAATATTGAAAAATATACATTTGCAACTGACTCTAGTGCAACTTCAGTTGGACAATTACCAGCTGCAAAGACTGGTTCTAGTGGTACATCATCTTCTACATATGGGTATGTAGCAGGTGGTTCAATTAACCAAAGTGGACCAGGAACAGTTGCTACCATTTATAAATGGCCATTTACATCTCCTGGAAATGCAACTTCAGTTGGACAATTAACAGTTGGAAGATATAGTGGAGTAATTGGGACTTCATCAACTGCTTCTGGATATAATATGGGTGGTCAACCAAGTGCTGCAGATGGTGGAGCTACAGCAGCGGTCATTGATAAATTCCCATTCGCATCAGATTCAAACGCAACTAGTGTTGGTAGTCTCGCTTGGAGACTACACAATAATTACTCTAGTCAACAGGATTAAAAAATGGCATTCCAAATAAATGGTACAACAATTTTAGATGCTAATGCTGGCGGTTCTAGTACAATATCAAATGTTCCATCACTTAATGCCACTGGCGATGCTGCGTATTTTGAAGCAACTCCATCATCTCCGTATTATGGAACTGTGGCAGGATTTGTTTCTGCTGGTTATGGAGCACCTCCATCACCACCGCCAACTGGATATCAAAGGGTAATTCAAAGATTCCCATTTGCAACTGATACGGATTCAACATATATTGGTGATGGTTTGGTTCAAGGATATTCAGTAACAGGAAATTCATCAACTACCCATGGATATAGACAAGGTATGGGTTTTCCTACATCAATTAATCAACCAGATGGTACTAATTGGAGTTCAAACCAAGAAAAATTTACATTTTCTTCTACAACATATGCTTCAAGCGCAGGTAGTCTTGTAAATGCGGTTATGAGTGGTATCGGAGTATCAGCACCAGACACTGGATATATTATCGGTGGTATTAATGGTTCTGCTCCAAATGGTGGTAGTATAAGAAATTATATACAAAAATTCTCGTTTAGATCAGATGCAAATGCATCTTTAAATAGTGGAATAGTTACTTTAGGAGGTAGAGCAAATAGTGGTGGACATGCTTCTACTATTAAAGGATATGTTTCTGCTGGTAGTTCGTATTCAGGTAACCCTGGAGTATCACCTCTTGGAATAACTGCAGCAATTGAAAGTTTTCCATTCTCAACTGATTCAAATACAACTAGTGTTGGTCAAGTTACTGTTGGTAGAACAAATGCAGTGGGTCAATCTTCACCTATATCTGGATATACTTCGGGTGGTTATTTACCATCACCTGTTACGCACTATACTACAATTGATAAATTTCCATTTGCATCCAATACCAATTCAACCTCTGTTGGTTCATTAACTCAGGCTAGAACTGATGGTTGCGGTGCAGGACATTCTTCAGTTAATTATGGATATACCTCTGGTGGTTATATGCAAACCAGAATTGATAAATTTAGTTTTTCCACTGATTCCAATGCAACTACAGTTGGTTCTTTGGCTAAACAAACATGGCTCGCTGCTGGGCATCAAGATTAAAGAGTATCTTAATCTAGATTAAAAACTTTCTGGAGGTTCGCCTCCAGAAGTCATATATATAATATGATGAAATAAACTATGGAGTTATAATGAACCGCTTGCATTTTTGTGGTGGTCTTCCAAGATCTGGAAGTACCATTTTGATGAATATTTTACAACAGAATCCAAAAATCTTCACTACTGGGACTTGTGCCCTGCCTGATCTAATTTCAGATCACATTTTAATCAAATCTAGATACCGAGAAATGTTCCAAGCCATGTCTGTACATGATGCGGATAAGGCTATGTATGGATTAATTCATGGTGCAACAAAAGGTTGGTTTGAGGGATTAACAAATAAAGAAGTTGTAATTTCTAAAAATAGAAATTGGTCTTCTATTTTTCATCTATATAAAGATTCAAAATATATTGTAATGGTGCGTGATATTCGTGATATAGTTGAAAGTTTTGAGAAGGTCAATCATAAAACACTGGCACTTCATTCTTTCGGTGATACTGGAACTACTTCTCCTGCAATGCACGAGTTAGAGAAATATCATTTTTATTTTCAACAAGGAAATGCACTACAGGCTTCCATTAATTTTGAAATTCCAAGGTTAATGGAAAGATATATGTCTGGTGGACAAAATAATATAAAATTTGTTCGTTATGAAGATTTTACACAAGATCCAGTTTATATTTTAAAAAAGATATATGAATTTTTAGGGTTGGACTATTTTGAACATGATTTAAATAATATTCAACAACAAACACTGTTTGAGCATGATCATGCTTATTTTAGAGAAAGAACGGATCATGTTATTGATCCAGTTTTTAAATATTATAAACCTCCAGTTAGAACTTTACCAGATCGTTTTCATGAGAAAACTTTAAAAGAGTATGACTGGTTTTACAAAGGATTTTATCCAGATGTTATTCCAACCAATTGAAATAAATGGACTTAATACATTTATCGTTCAGAGTAAAGTATCTGATGAAGCTGTAGAACAAGCGATTAATACATTTAATGTATTAATACCTCATGCTGGACTAACTGGCAATGGTGTTAATCCAGAGAAAAAAGATTCTTTAGATGTTAGTGTAGTTCCAAATACTGTTCTTATTGAACGTGAAATTCGTGAGATAGTTGGAAATTATTGTGAATACTATTCTTTAGATAAATTTGTAGCTCCTTTAGATATTACTGAACACATTAATATACAAAAATATCCACTAAAGGGTGCATACCATTCTATACATGCTGATCGAGGATGGTCGCCATTAGATATGTATAGAGAATTAGTTTTTATGACATATTTAAATACGATACATAGTGGTGGTGAAACAGAATTTATGTTTTACAAACTAAAAATTAAACCAGAAAAAGGTTTAACATTAGTATGGCCAGCTGGATGGACGCATGCACATCGTGGGTTACCTGCTCCAACTGCTGAAAAAATAATCCTTACAGGATGGTTTAGTCCATCAAGAAATTATGATTAAAGAATTACCACACCATAAATTATTTCCCACTCCTATATGGGGTTATGTTTTATCAAACTCACATTATCAAGCAATTGACTACGTTAATAAAATAAGAGAGATACAACAAACAGAACCTTCTGTTAAAAAAAGTAATTTTAGTGGATATCAAAGTCGAGATAATTTGCATGAAGAACCGATTTTTCAAGAATTGGTTAAATATGAAATTCTTCCACTTGCTCAAGATATTATAAATACATATTCAAATGTTAAAGTAAAAATGGATCAAATGTGGGCAAACATTAACGATAAGTATAGTTGCAATCAATCTCATATACATAGTGGACTACTATCTGGAGTATTCTACTTACAGACTCCAGAAAATTGTGGACAAATTGTTTTCTGTAATCCTGCAGTGAGAAGTAATTATCACATTATAAAAGAACCAGATTATGGAGTACCTCCTCAAAGATTGGCATGTTTGTTTTTTCCTAGTTGGTTAGAACATTATGTTGAACCAAATTGCAGTGATGAGAGTAGAATTAGTATTAGTTTTAATATAGGAGAAATTTATGAATAAATCAGCAGAATTTTTTGATCAAAATGGTTATGTGGTAGTTACAGATGTTCTACCAAAACAAACATGCGAAGAGTTAACTCAGCACATGTTTAGTCTTTTAAATGATGGTAAGCTGACAAAAGATGATCAGTGTCCAATTTCAGATGCAATTTATGGAGATCCAGTGTTTGATGATCTCTTGCAAAAATTTGCAGAACCAGTTGGTAATCAAGTAGGTCGTAAACTGTTACCAACTTATACTTACGCAAGAATTTATCGTCCAGGAGAAGTTTTAAAGAAACATAAAGATCGTCCAGCATGTGAGATTAGTTGCACATTAACTCTTGGTTATAATGGTAAATCTGTTTGGCCAATTTTCTTTGATGAAAATAAAGCAATACCAGTTATGTTAGAGCCAGGAGAAATGGCTGTGTATAAAGGATGTGATATTGCACATTGGAGAACAGAATTTAAAGGCGATTGGCATGTGCAAGTATTTTTTCATTATGTAGATGCTAATGGACCATATAAAGATGAGTATAAAGATCGTCGCCCAGATTTTGGAATTGACAAAAAAACTTTGACTACAAATGCAGGTCAAGTTCAAACTGATGTTACTGAACAAGAAAAAATGTTACAACAAGTTAAATATAATAAGCCAGTATTTGGTGGTGTAATTATTTCTAGTCAAGATGATTCATTTCCTGGATATACAAGTATAGATTCTTCTAATTATCGAGGATTGATGTTTACCAAAGAAGAGTGTACTAAGATTACTAATTTAGTTAAAGATAATTATCCTGCTCCTGCATCTATTGGTGGAAATCAAAATAATAGTAAAGTTGCAGAATCGATAAGATCAGCTGATATTTACATTTTAGAAAATGATGATGAAAATAGATGGCTTTTTGATAAAGTTTCAACTATTGTAACTCTAGCGAATAAACTACATTTTGATTATGATATTAGTGGTATTATCCATGGTATTCAGTTAATCCATTATAAGTCTAATACTGAAGTTGCTGGACATTATGACTGGCATATTGACTCTGGTCCAGGAATTTCTGCTACCAGAAAAATATCATTTACAGCACAAATTAGTCCTCCAGAAGATTATGAGGGATGTGAACTTATCCTAAATAATAATGGGCAGATAGTTACGGCAACAAAAGAACAAGGTTCTGTGCATTTATTTCCAAGTTATATGTCACACAGAGTTACACCAGTAACTAAAGGCGAACGATTTGCTTTAGTAATTTGGATCCATGGATCGAGGAGATTTAGATAAAATGAATGAGGAAAAAATTATGAATGAAAAAGAAACAACTTCAGAAACAGTTAAGCAAGAAATTGCTGTATTTGAGGACATCCGTAGAGATTTAGCGATACAAACAAAGCTAAATATACCTATGAGCTACGTGTTTGGGCGTGGGGTAATTGGTAATAAAGAAAGTTTTGGTGGTAATTCTTTAACAGTTAATACGGCTAAAGTCGATGGGGCTTTGGCTAATGTTGAAGAATTACAGAATATTTGGAACCATAGTCATACTCAATGGACATGGAGACATTTAAACTTATCTTATCATGCTCCTCTAAAGAATATGCGACAAATTGCTGCAGAAATGTCAGCAAAAAAAGCTGCGTTAAACGAAGCTAAATGGAGACATGTTGATTCAGAATTAAAGATTCGTAAGATTGAAGAAGAACTTCAAAAGGGACTTGATAGTGGTACTTTAGATTATTGGAGAGAAGTTGAACTCAAAATTAAACTTGCTAAAATGAAAGAAGGTCTTGCAGATGGTACTTCTTATATTGAAGGAGCCATGAAAGACGTTCTAACTCTCAATGAACTATACGAGCAGTTGAAAGAAAAAGTTTCTAGTTTTAGCGAAGCTGATGTTGAGAAAGAAGAAACTAAATCTCATCTTCAAAGATCTCTTGTTCAATGTATTCGTGATGTACGAGAACGTGGTTCAATATCAAAAGGTGAACAAGAATATATAGAACAGATCGGTGTGAATCCAATGAAACTGCAAGGTTTGCTACAAAAATATGTAGCTGCAGAAGCAAAAGAAGACAGCTGGGATGTTACGGGATTATATGAATTTGTAAATAAACTTACAGATGAATTAACTGATGTATATAAAGTAGATCATGCTAGAATGAAACTGCAGGGATTTAAACCTGAAGTATTTGATAATTATTCTTATACAAATAAGGTAGCGTTGTTACCTAAACAAGAAAAGGAAGACTAAAATGGCAGTAATAGAATACATGATGGTACGAGATAGACATACTAGACAAGTACCAGAATTTGTTGGAGATCGTGGTCACTGGTATAATTCGGTGGATCATACTTTTATCGGTTGGGTAGATGATAATCGTGACTACTATGTTCCAGATACTATTGTTTATCTTACTAAAGAGCAATTCATCGCCAGACAACTTGCTGCTCATGCAGTTGTTCCATGGACTAAGTTTAAAGATGAAAAAGAAAACTTTAATCCAGGGGCTGAGAAAATTGATTTGACAATTGAAGAAGTCACATCAATTTCTGGCGCATGGTATGATGGATTTGTTGCAGCAAATCAACCTGCCTAAATAATTATGATAGAAATTACCGCACAAAGAATTCTAGAGCTAGAACTTCCAGAATTGATTAGTTTATTGAGAAATTTACAAATAGAAGACTTGGATGCATTTAAAAAAGTACGAGAATTACTAGAAGATCTATAATGACTATCAGAGTTAAAAAAGACCGCATAGATTTCGACAATGGTTTTTCCATTGTCGAAACAGCAGAGGGATTTTCCTTTAATGGAGTTATCAATGCTAAAACTGCTCAAAGAAGTGGTTTTCAAGGTGTAATTGCGGGTTGGACTGCTGGTGGATATGTATATCCAGGCACAAGTACGCAAATTGAAAAAATTCCATTTGCAACAACTTTCACTCACTTTGGTGTTGGAAATTTAACAACACCTAGTATCTATGGACAGAATGGACACTCATCTGGAACTGATGGATATGCTAGTGGGGGTTTTACAACTAACATTGAAAAATTTCCATTTGCATCTGGTTCGGTTACAGCAGTTATATATGGAACACTTGGATCAAGTGGTGGTCTTGGTTTTGCAGTAAGTTCAGATACTGATGGTTACAGCCATATGGGACATCCACCATTTCCATCTACTGGTAAGGGTGGTAAAGCAGTTTATAAATTTCCATTTGCAGTTGCTGGTAATATATCTAATCAAGTTTTTCAGTTAAACACAGGAAGACAACTTCCAGCATCTCAACAAAATACTATATATGGATTTGCCAGTGGCGGAAGAACAGATCCTCCTGGTAGTCCTACTCCAAGTTATGTTGGAACATCAACTATTGAAAAATTCCAATTTGGAACAGACTATACTAATTATACAGTTGGTGCTTTAACTCAGGCTCGCATTGCTGCTAGTGGTATTTCTGGACCAGTATATGCATATACTGCTGGTGGGTATAATCCATCTGCAGTTGCAACGATTGATAAATTTCCAATGGTTACTAATAATAATGCAATAAGTGTCGGATCATTAAGCGTTACGAAATATTCTGGCTTTGGTAATAGTAGCACAACAGCTGGTTGGGTTCCTGGTGGTAATACGCCTTCACTAAATACAGTTGAAACTTTTCCATTTGCCACTGATACAAATGCAACTAATGTTGGTTCTTTGTATACAAGCAGATATAGTGGTGCACCAGCTCAGGTATAACAAATGACTATTAAAATAAATTCAGACAGTATACAGTTTCCAGGTGGAACCAGAATAGTTGCAACTCCAACTGGTATTGCTATAACTGGTAATCAAACAGAAGGTGCTTCTGGGTTTTTAACTGCAAAAGCATTTTCATATAAATCTCCAAATATTGGAGAAAACTACGGATATACTTCTGGTGGTGCTGGACCATCTGCTGGTGCAAATACTTTAACTGCAATTCAAAAATTTGCATTTGCATCAACAGTAAGTTCAACCCCTGTTGGTTCTTTAGCAATTGGTACTAACAATGTTCGTTGGGGATCATCTTCTCCAAGTAATGGATATAATGTGGGTGGTCAAAATAGTCAGGCTGGACCAGCAGCACCATTTGCTCAGGCACCGCTTGGGATGGCATTGACCACAATTCAAAAATTCCCATTTACATCAGATTCAAATGCAACTAATATTGGACAATTAACATATGGTTCATATGGTACTTCTAATGGGCACTCTACCATTGAAAATGGATTTGGTGGCGGTGGAATTTATTATACAACCAGAGTTGCTAGATGGTCTCATGTAAATGATGGAAATAGTCAAGTGCACACTAATTTAACTACTGGTGTTATGTATGGGAGTTCGTTATCATCTGCATTTGCTGGTTACCAGGCTGGTGGTGGTAGTTCTCCAGCTTCACGAAACAGAACTGCAATTGAAAAATTCCCATTTGCCATTCAAAATACTATATCTACTATAGGAAACCTTACACAAGGGCGAGAATCAATAGCTGGTGTTAATGCTCAACAAAATGGTTATTTCTGGGGTGGACAAGCAACTGCAACTTCAGCTGTTACAACAATTGCGGAAAAGTTTAATTGGAGTAATGAAAACGTAGTTGCTATTCCTAACATGTATACTCCATATACGTCGCCAAATGGAGGTACTACTGCGGCAGGCGCAAAGACACCATCATCAAGTGCAACTACAGGATTTCTTGCTGGAGGAAATAATACTGTTGGAGGTGCTATGGTTGCAGTTGATGCTTTTTCTTTTGCTTCAGATGGATCTTCTGTCCTAGTTGGAACATTGGGAACTGCAGCATCGCAATCATCACCAAGTTTTTACTAAAAGAAGAATAAAATGGCAATCAAACTTTTTGCAGATCATATTGAAATTGGAAATTTTATCTTAACAGAAGGTAACCAAGGAATTCAATTTGATGGTGTTATTAATGCGGATAGAATCAATAGTAATCCATATCAAGGTGTAAGTGCTGGATATACTGTTGGACAATATGGTCCACCGCAAATTGGACAATTTCCATTCTCGACTTACGTAACTCAAAAAAATCCACAGACTCCTTCTTTTCCACCATATTCTAGAAGTACAGCTGGTGGTGCATCTAATACACATGGTTATCAATTTGGACACTATCAAGGTGGTTCACCACCATTAATGTCCAGTATTGAAAAATTTCCATTTGCAGATGTAACAGCTCCTGCTGTTGCAACTGGTGCGTTAAAAAATGCTGCTGGTGGAATTTCTGTTTATTTTAAGAGTTCAGAAAACGCATATATTGATGATTCAACCACTTGTAAAATTCCATGGGCAACAGATCAACCATCTGTCCCACTACCATTATTTCCTCAAGGTGGTACTAATCTTGGCGGTGGTCATGGAGTTTCGTCTTCAAGTCATGGATATGGTACAGGGCAATATTCTGCTAGTTCAGTACTAAGAAAATTCCCATTCGCATCAGAAAATGGAATGCAAGATCTTGGTCAGTTAATGTATTATCCAGGATTTAATAGAAAAAATTGTTCTTCACCTACCAATGGATATGCATTAAGTGGACAGACCTATGGACCAGCAGGTAATGCAGTATTAGCGTATTCTATGGAAAGATTTCCTTTTGCACAAGATACAGCAGGTAAAGCAGTTTTAATTGGATCACTTGGTCCAAGCACTGGTGTTTGGGGAATCACCCATTCTTCTCGAACTAATGGCCATTGGACTGAAGGTACTGTTGGAGTAAATACATTTCCATTTGCCACTGATGCTTCTGCCACGCAACAACAAGCAGCACCAGCACTTGCATTTGGTACATTTTTAGCATCGTCTCATGTTCATGTCTAATATATAGAATACTATTTTTTAATTATGGAGAAAATATTATGGCACAGCGAATTTTAGTAATGGGATTACCAGGATCTGGTAAAACTTATTTTACACAACATTTAAAAACCTATTTGGAAACTCATGGGGATCTTTATAAAATTAATCCTCAACGAATAATGAATTATGAGGGTATTCCAGATAGGAATTTCCTTCGGGTAAATGTTGACTGGTTCAACGCTGATGAGATAAGAAAGAAATATAATGATTGGGATTTCTCTAAAGAAGGAAGAATTCGTCAATCATTACGTATGTTTCAGTTTGCATTTGAATGTACTGGTGACTATGTAATTTGTGATTTTGTTGCACCACTTGTTGAGATGCGCAACAACTTCAAAGCGGATTGGGTTATCTGGATGGATACCATTGATGCTGGTCGTTATGATGATACAAACAAAGCATTTACTCCACCAGATGTTTATGATTTTAGAATCACTGAGCAAAACGCAGAGAAATGGGCAGAGTTTGTTGGTTCGCATATTCTAGAAAATCGTCGTAGACCTAAGTTTGACTGGCAAAAAGAAACAGTTCAAATGCTTGGTAGATGGCAACCTTGGCATGAAGGTCATAGAAAATTGTTTGAAAGATCTATTGCTAAAACTGGTCAGGTTGTAATTCAGATTAGAGACTGTCAGGGGTGGCAAGGTTCCAATCCTTTTGCAATCGAGCAAGTAAAAAATTACATCAAACGAGATCTTGATCCTTTATTTCAAGGACAATATGAAATTCAAGTTGTTCCAAATATTGTAAATATTACATATGGACGTGATGTTGGATATAAAATTGAACAAGAATCTTTTGATAAATCTGTAACAGATATTTCAGCCACCAAGATCCGTAAGGAAATGGGAATTGAGTGATACTTCAGTTCGCAGTCTAGCAAAGGCTGTTAGCTGGCGAGTTACAGGAACTATTGATACGTTTCTTATTAGTTGGCTAATAACTGGGCAGGTGTTACTTGCTTCAGGTATTGCTCTTACTGAAATACTAACAAAAGTCTTTTTATTTTGGGCTCATGAAAGAGTTTGGAATAAAATAAATTGGGGTAAATCCCAATAAATATTTTTGTAAAACCCCACCTTGTGTGGGGTTTTTGCATTTCTTGCACTCTGAAAAACGATAAATAAAGATATAGGAGATAAGCTGTGGCATCGATAGCAAATTTATACATAGATCAAGGTTCGACTTACAGTAATACTATCACTGTAGCGTCAGCTACAGGCACATCTTTAAATTTAACTGGATATACCGTTGCTTCTCAGATAAGAAAGTCTTATGGTTCTTCCACTTATTATACATTTACCGCAAGTGTTTTTGACGCAGCAACAGGTAAGGTTAGATTACAACTAACATCGACACAAACTTCTGCGATTCCAGCTGGTAGATATCTTTATGATATAGAAATCACAAATACATCTACAACTGCAAAAACAAGAATCTTGGAA